CCACCAAATATTCTGTTTGATTTTTCGGTTGATATATCAGAACTAGCCATTGCTAGCCCTTCATTCACTGCGCTATTTAATAGCCAACTGTCAGTTTCAGGCCATTTGTTGACCACATCTCTGTACACATCATTACGATAAACACCTTCCATTCCACGATTGTAACAATATCGTACGACAGACGACAGTTGTTTTTGTAACTGTTCAATCGTTTGGATATTGTCATCTGTCGTGACAAAAGGTAGTTTAATCGTGATCATTCGCAGGTTTACTCAGTTCAGTTGCTAGTGAAGAGATTCTTAGATAACTTAGATAACTTAGAGTCTCTCCTGCTGTCATGTACCTCATATTATACAACCCATGTTGACAAATTACTCATAAGTATATATGATTGTATTTAAGAGAGATAAAGAAAGTAATAATTATAACAAAGGACGCACTATGTCATTGGTACCAGACTATTCACTATCTGACGCGATTTATAACATTGTTCTTGAACTCAAAAAAGCAAAAGCGAAATTTCCAAATTGGCCTACAGACCCACTTCATGCTCTTGCTGTTTTAGGTGAAGAATACGGAGAATTGAATAAAGCTGTTCTTCAGTATTCACATGAACCCCACAAAACGAGCCTGGAAGAAATTCGAAGTGAGGCAATTCAAACAGCAGCAATGGCTATGAGATTTATTATGAATTTAGATCAATATGTATACACTCAAAGCGAACAACACATACTGGATGTGCAATATGAAGATTAACAAATCAATAATAGATTATATTCGGAATGTAATCAAAGTAGCAAAAATAGCAGGAATTGATTCAGCAGTTTTTGAGAAAGACCTTGTTCGTGGTTTAGATGAAAACAAAACAGTGTTTATTCTACATAAAGACGATGTTCCTGAATTTCCATTTGATGGAATGGGTCTTGGGCGACTTGATTTGTTTTCATCACGATACGCTTTAGTCGATGGTCGTCCAGATGTCTCCATAGAAGGTGAAATTTCTACAAAAGATGGGACAAATCAGGTTACACAATTAACATTCAAAGCTAAAAATCTTAAAGTTGATTATCGTTGTGCAAACGCAACAATATTCAAATCTCCAAAAAATGTTAAAAATCCTATGATTTATCAGTTTTCGATAAATCAAGATGCCGTGGAAACACTGGTTAAAGCGCAAAGTGCGATGGGTGTTGAACACTTAACGCTTATTAGTAACGCAGACGGAATGCGCTTTGAATTAGTTGACACCAACAATGATGTATTTTCGCATGATTTTTCAGCCCAAGCTATTTCGATAGAAGAACGCGAAGATGCAATGTTTGTTCATCGTTATCCTGTTAAAACACTTATTGCATTGTTTAAACAAGACCCCGAACAGACTGTCGAATTAAATTTGAGTGGTATAATGAAAGTTCGTATTTTAGGAGTTGATGTATATGTCTTCCCAGCCATCTAATTTTGTAACAGAAGATCGTATAGGTATAGTCATGGTTGCATGGCATAATGTGAGGAATAATCCGGAACTAATTCAAAAAGTATTAAGTTATGGTATAATTATTGGTGTTGAGAACTCAATCCTTGGAATCAATAACATAAAATATCTTATTGCATCACCCCTGTTTGATATTGTTTACCCTGGACAAACCATTCCTAAATATGATGTGATTATCACACAAAGTGACAGAAATTATCAAATTAGTTTTCAAAAACAAATTGATGTTGTAAACGAATTAATTTTTAAAGAGGATTCAATCCATGTTTGGCCTATTCAAAAAGAAGAATAATCAATCCAACGAAGATAATAAAAAAGACAGCAACGACCCTTGGGTTCAGGTTGTTGGTGATCACGTTGATGCAAAAGGGATTAAAATAGAATTGGATTGGAATGATGCTTTTGTTACTTATTTAAAAAACAATGGATATTCAGGTGTGGATGATGAAACCATTGTTCAAAAATGGGTTGCACATATGTATAAGCATGTAATGGAAAATATGAACGATACACAAACTTCAAAATATGAATAATTCAGAAACTTTCCTCTGCGTTGATATGTCAAATATACTACATAAAACTTTTTATGTAAACGCCCGCGAAGATAGTGAAACACTTGCAGCACTTGCATATCATTCATCATTGACTACACTCAACAAATATCATAAATTATATAAGCCAACAAAAACCATTTTTGTTTTTGATCGTGATAATTGGAGAAAATACTACACAAAGTCTGAGGATTGTTATTCCCAAAAATTATATAAGGGTCAACGTCGTCAAAATATGACTCCAAGTGAAAGAAAACGTTATGAAATTTTCTTAACGTTTATTAGTGATTTTGAAACATTAATGAGAGAACATACCGGAATTGTGTGTTTAGCAGGTGATATGTTGGAAGCAGATGATTTAATCGCAGGTGTTGCGGAAATATATTCTGACCAAGATACAGTTATCATTCTATCAGCAGATAAAGACATGATTCAGTTACTGAAGTATCCTAACGTTCAATTAATTGATCCAGCAACTGGAAAAAATAGAACTCTTGAAGAATGGGATAATGATGTTGATTACTTTATGTATACCAAGTGTCTTCGTGGAGATATTGGTGATAATGTTCAGTCTGCATATCCAAGGATTCGCAAAACACGAATCAAAGAAACATACACTGACCCATATAAACGTTTAAATATGATGAAAGAAACATGGACAGATCAAAATAACAGAACGATGGTAGTTGGGGATTTGTTTGAAGAAAATCAATTATTGATGAGTTTAACAAACCAACCAGCTTGTATTCGTAGGAAAATTTTTGAAGTTATTGAACATGAAATTAACAATCCAGGTAAATATTCTCATTTCCATTTCATTAAATTCCTTGGAAAATATCAACTCAAAAAAGTTGTAAGTCAGCTGGACTTATTTGTTCCACTATTAATGGGTTAAGTCCCATCTTTTGGGGGTGGTGGAGCTTTAGTTCCACCCGAATCAGATGAATCATCGTCTCGGTTTGGAATTTTTCCGTGTTTCAACCACTCATTAAAACCTGCACCACCGACGAGATATGTCAAGTAAACACCCAATACATCAACTTCTAGATGTCCTTTATCTGCAAATGTTATAATTACCCACGTTGATATGATTACACCAATTAAGTATCCCATCTTATATGGAGATGTTTTACTTGTGGCGCTGTCTACTATTAATTGTTCCCACTGAATAGGACTATTTGGATTTTTGTCTGCTTTAACAAATAACCAAACAAAGAAACCCATGATCGAAATTACGAACCATGATGCTGTAGAAAAAGGAAGTCTTGTAGCTATAAAAGTAAAAAAATTACCAATCGCAGTTGCAATTTCACCCAGTGTGGATATAAATGTCGTTACCATATTATCTCTCATAAATATTGTATATACGTATTTATTAAAAAGGTAAAAAATGCCAGCACAAACAAGAGTAGGAGACATAGGAATTGGAGTGTGTCCTTGTCATGATTCTCCAGTTACATATGTTACTACGTTCGTAACTGGAGCCAATTCAACATTTGCAAATGGTCAAATTTCTTGTATTGTTGGAACACTAGGGATTTCCAGTTGTGGACACATGACTACTGCTTTTACAGGTTCTCCAGATGTATTTCTTGAAAATCAGCCAGCACATAGAATTGGAGACACAGGTTCTAACTGTGGACCATATTCAGTTGTAACAGGTTCCCCAGACGTGTTTGATAATTTATAATGGAGATAAAATGATTGATACAGTTACAGGTTTATTAGCTGCTGGTCAACAACCAGTGGGAACAATTGGAAGTTTATATAAAGATCCTTCAGCAGAAGGACGAAATGTGTTATTGGATGAAAAAACTTCTCTACTTGATATTCATGATTATTTGGGTTTACCACAACCAACCGTTAGTACTTTTGATAATTTTGATACTATCGTATCAAATCATTTCCTTGGTTCAAATGGTTCTCCCGGGAAGATAGATAAAATGCCCCAAGAGCTTGCATTGACACAATCAGTATCTGCTGTTAGAAATATAATAAGCCAAGCTGAACCCACCCAACCAGGACCAACAACAAACTCTTCTGGTTGCCCAAGTTTGTTTGATGATATTTTTGGAACCATAAAAAAGATTTCTTCAGTTATTGGAAATGCTTTAACAAGTATAAAATCAGCATTCCAAAGTGTATTTGATGATATTTCTGCATTTACAGGAAAGATTTATAACTCAATAAAAGATTTAGCTAAAGATGTTGTCGGAAACCCTGTTGTCAAATCATTCCTTCAAGGTTTGTCAGATTTTACAACAAAAATAGGTAGTGCTGTTAGTGATACAATAACAGCTGTAGGAAAAGCAATTGGAGACTTCACAACATTAGTTCAAAAAGAAACAGCAGAACTCGGAAAGGCAATGAAAGATCTTTTAAATTTTCATTTTTTAAGTTCTTTGAATACCACAAATCCTTGTGTTCAGGATATACACAATCAAACAATCAACAAAGACCAATTAAGTTCAACTGTGATTGCTGCGCTGAAAAGAATCACAATCACGTAAATTTCTATACACTTTTTGTTGGTTTTCGTATATAATATACAAAACGGTTGAATGAAATACAGTGAAATCACAATTAATGGAATATAACCTTTTTATACAACGGAATGGTAAATTAACTATATCTCCGTCGTATAATAAAATTATAAACAAACATGAATTTTTATTTAACCGAATCAGAGAATTAACAAAATTTTTACCTGAACACGTTTCAACATATGAACGACTTTATTGCATATTACATAATATAAGTGAATCTCCAACGTGTGGGTATTGTTCTAACTTAATTCAATTTAGTCAAGGCAAAAAACACTATGCAACATATTGTCGCTCGTGTGTTCAAAAAGTTCCCGAAATAAGAGAAAAATATTACCAAAAAATGGAAGATAAATATGGGGAGAAAATCCCAGCAAAAGTTCCATCTATTCAGCACCAGATTCAATCTACAATGGTTGAAAGATATGGAACATCAAGCTACTTGGGATCAGATAAACACAAGAATGATCAAATAGAAAAAAATAATTTATTACGAGATGGTCTTTATCCGAACACATTTAAAATTAAAGACATTTTACACAAAATTGATGACCCAGGTTGGTTAACTGAAGAGAATAAAAATAAATCCTTAATTCAGATTGCAACTGAACTTAACGTAAGTCCGTCATTAATCCAAAAACGATTCAATTTGTTTGATATCACCGTTCAACAACATTTCCAATCTCAACCAGAACGCGAAGTTTGCGATTTTATTGCTTCACTTGGAATCGAAGTACAAACGAGAGTAAAAAAGTTTGGACCAGAAGTAGATGTTTATCTTCCAGAATACTCAATTGCTATAGAAATTGATGGAGTATACTGGCATAGTGAATTGAATGGAAAAAACAGAACATATCATATATCCAAAACAAATATGTTAAATTTACATGGTATTAGATTAATTCACATTATAGACGTTGAGTGGATTAATAAAAAAGATATTGTAAAATCGAGAATTTTATCATTATTAAATAAAAATACTGAAAAAATATACGCCCGAAAATGTAATATCGTAAATGTTAATTTTTCAGAAAGAAGAAATTTTATGAATGCGTATCATATTCAAGGTGATGTTGGTAGTTCTTATAACATAGGTCTTACGTTTGAAGATAAATTAGTAAGTGTTATGACTTTTGGAAAACCGCGATATGGAAAAGAAGAGTACGAATTAATCCGATTTGCTTCAAAACTTAACACCACTGTTGTGGGGGGTGCATCTAAATTATTTAAACACTTCATTTTAGAAAAATCTCCCGCGTCTGTAATATCCTATAGCGATAAACGATATAACACAGGAGGAGTATATTTAAATTTGGGGTTTACATTATCCCACACAAGTTCACCCAATTATTGGTATTTTCACAGAAACAATCCATATCAACTATACTCAAGGAACGTATTTCAGAAACACAAATTGAGTGAAAAATTGGATTTATTCGATCCACTTAAAACTGAATGGAATAATATGATCAATAATGGTTATGATCGTATATGGGATTGTGGCAATGATGTGTGGACTTGGAAACCATAAACGATTGGTTCCTTCTTTTTTTCTTAGTGTAAATATTTGTCATGCATATGCATAACACATTTAAGGAGAAACAAATGCAAGGAAAATATAGAAACATTGAATGGCTGGAATTGGAAGGTGGAATTTTAACTGAATGTGCAATCATGAAACGTTCAAGTGATGGTCATGTTTGGTTTTTCCCAATTAAACCACTTGATATGGTTGATAAACAACGGTTATTGAAGATTCTTCGTAACCGTAATGCTGAACTTTACGAACTCTGGGATTTGATGTCTCAAATCACACTTGGTAACGGCGTTAATGCTTTGACGTATTTTAACCAACTTGTTAAAGTTAGAACTCCATCAGGACAAGTTCTACCATTTGGAAGTGGACAATACGGAACACCTGTTCAAGCACAAGGCCCATATTCAAACCAAACTACGTTTGCAAACAACCAATCAGAACCAATGGCACCAATGACAGATTCAAGTCAATTACAAGCCGCTGTTGAAACTGCTAAAGCACCTGCTCGAGGTCGAACAAGATAATATGAAGCCACACAAAATAAAAGGCCCCAATGGGGCCTTTTATTTTTTCAGAAGAATTATGTACTTCGTGCTACCTGAATCGATAAAACGTACTTAATAGTCAATGTTCTATTGGCACTCTTTCTCACGGGACTGAAAATTAAATGTGTTAATAATCGTTCACCCTCTAATGCAGGATTGGTTGGATCATTTTGAAAACCTTGATCTTGACCAGCAACAGCAGGACTCACACTCCCCCCAAAACCTGTCAAATTAGAAAACAACCAATTAGATGGAATCGTTGAGGGCGTCGTGATGTTAATAGATGAAGTGCTACCACTTGAATTAGATACAAAGCGAAGATTTCCAAAGGTGTTCACAGTCCCAGATGCATTAGATATAGCAACAGTTGCACCAACTAACACGGAGTTAATGATATTTGTTAAATCACTAAATAAAATATCACCACCTGCACCACTACCTACACCTGTGTCAATTGTTATAACCTGTGCTGTTCCACCATCGACGGAAATAGTAAATGTGTAATTTGTATTAATAGCCAAACCCGAAGAATCAGTATCTAGTTTGTTACTTACATTCACTTCCTGATAACCAGGAGTTGCGTTGTGTGGTGCTCCTGTTGTATATAACCCGATTTCATCAAAAACAAATGCATCCCCTGTAGATTCGGAAGGTGGAAGAATATCAGTAGTAGATTGTCCAGCAGGCTCAAATGGATTTAGTGTAACAGAAACTGTAACAGATGAAATTAATCCACTCTCTGAACTAACAACAGAATTTTTTGCAACATCATTTATGGGAGATGCTCCAGGTCCCGTGTCATCCAAAGTAGACGAGTCATCGACAATCTCACTGTATGTCTCGTTATAGAGAGATGATTTCCACCCCGCTGTATCTGGTGCTTGACCATCGTTTGGTGTTTTGTATGTAATCGTATATGCAGCATCAACAATTGTTCCACCATTACCAAATGCCATACGATAAATGTAAAAATTATTTTCATTTGAGAGTGCTCGTGCAAAAACACGTGCCATATTTTCAGGGTGTATAGCGTTCGTCTTATCTAATAAGACATTATTTAAATCGTCTGTAATGCGTACATGTCCTTTTACACTAACAGGAAGGAAGTCTTTATTATTAAAATTCATTGTGTTTCTCCACGTTGTGCTGTATTTATGGTGAACTTTATTAACCCACAATCCCATATCCTAAAAATTCCATTATTCTTACAGTTAACAACTTCACTCGAGTGTTCATCATATTTAGTAAGAATTTTTTTAAGATTATTGTGTCTGAAATTAAATTTGTGTATTCGTTTGTGATTAACAACATAATGATAATCAGGAGCAATGATATACTCCAAACTAAAACCAGTTTTGTGATACAAATTCCCTTCTCCCCATCTTCTGTCAGCAAAAGATACAAGTTGCGTGGGATTGTAGTTTTTAATAAAATATGTTAGTAGTTTACTAAAACCTCCCACAACTTGTGCAGAAGTAGAATATCTATTAATTATATATCTATTATTTTTTTGTTTGATTAATCCCATACAAGCAACCAGTTCGTGTGTATCATACAAACCAATATTAATAGAACTTGGACCATTACCTTGAATATGAGTATTTTCAAAAAATATTTGTTTTTCTTGTGTTGAAACATTAGATATATATGTTTGTCTAGCAAATACCCGTTTACGAGGGTCTTTTCCTAATATCGCAAGCAATTTCAATTTTACTATATCCTGTTTTAGTGTCCACTCATCTTCAAAAATTGTTATTAATCTAATGCCTTTAAGTAACAATTCGTTTAATTTATTTAAATGTGAATTTTTGGTGTTACGTTCAAAATAATCACTATGCCAATACAATCCACAATATTCTATAGCAATATTATAATCTGGTAAAAAAACATCAATTTCTTTACCAGAAGTTAAGATTGTTCTATTGTTGAGTTCCACAGAGGTGAAATTTTGAAGAAATGAACCAATTTCTCGTTGAGCAAGTGATGTATTAAAATGTTTAATAGGAATATTGTACTTGTGTAAGTAATTCGAAACTGTGGTAGGATTTACTTGTAGATTGTTGGATATTTCTGCACACGATTTTTGTAAAACATGGTGTTCATGCGTCAACCAATTTATATCATTTAACAACGACAAAGGTTCATCACTAAAGTGTTGTTGAGGGTTTATTACTCCATAATTTGAAGCAAATGTATTGATGCGTTTTTGTTGAATGGATGAATTTTTCCAATGATGATCAACTCCGTAACGAAACAAACAAGTATTTTTTCTTTTTTGTTTTTGTTCATCTGTTTGTCCCCCATATTCCACACCATATGTTTTTAACATAGTCTGTTTGTGTTTATTTCTTGTTTGAATATTGGATTGAGCACATATTGAGGAACAAAAAGTTCTATACGAAGATTGAACAAATGATGAAATCTTCCCACATTGTGGACATCTAGGAACCGAAGTTATGTCTTTGAAAATACACAATAACCGTTCTTTCATAGAAGGTAAATAATCTTCTATATCAAGAAATTTAGTAAAATCAATTATTTGTTGTTCAATCGAAGGATGTTTAACTAATATTCTTTTATAATTATTAGAAATTCCTTTTTCAGTTAGAATACCATTTTGTTTTAAAATACTTTTTAACATTGGTTACAAGATAATAGTGAAAGTATTTATGATTCAATTAAAATAGAGTTAAACATAAAAAGGGGCGAATTTCTTCGCCCCCAAATCTTCCCTTCCCTTGAGAATTTTAAAGTTTAAACTGTTTAACTTTTCCACCCTTTTTAAGAGTTTTGCTTTTCGCAGCCCATTCACTCTTAAACATCTGCAAACGTTTTCCATAATCTTCAAATACGGTCCATTCGTCACCTTCTGCTAAAACTTCTCCGTTATCATTCATAATATAAAACACTTCTCGGAGTTTGTTTTTCATCAAGTAGAACATCGTATTTGCGTAGGCAGGAGAAACTCCATGATTTGCAACGAACACGGAAAACTCTTTTCTGGTTGCATTTGGATGGTCTTGTAGGAATTTACGAGCTTGTGCAACCTTTTCTCCGCGTGACTTTGTAGAAGCTTCACCACCGTTATGTTCTGTTGATTTGGCTGTTTTATTTGCGGGCTTTGATGTTGATTTGCCACTTGGTGCCTCATCATCGTCTTCGTCTTTTGAACTTTTATTCCCAACAACTTTATCAGGGTCAAAATCTTTAACCTTAACACCACGTTTAGCTAAATCTTTATCTGCCTTTGCAACCAGTGCTTTTTCAGATGGGGACAAATCATCTTCATCGTCTTCCCATTCTGTTAAGGTACTATATTTTTTATTTTCAAGTGTTCCACGTAATTTCATTTGTTTTCTCCAATTAATTTTATCTATTTATACTTTAACCAACAACCCTTGCATTTCCTGTAAATCCTGTAGTAAATGTGACTGTTATTGTGTTAATGTCTGTATGTTGAACACTTAATGGAAAGATTTTCTCCAGATTTCCAGAATTGACAACATACACGTCTATAACTCCAGCATTTGTTCCTAAATTGTGAGCAATTGTCCAAGAAGACGAACTCGTTGATTGAATGTGATTATATTGAGCCATGTGTTTCTCCTTAAACTACTGTAGCACGACCAGCTTGTGCAGACGAAAATGTGGCAACTAACGTATTAGCATCAGAAACAATCATTGATGAAGGCACAATCTTTGTATATGTTCCTCCATCCAAAACCCAAAAATCTACACAAGGCATATTCGTTTGAAGATTATGTGTAATTGTCCAAGCTGTTGATGCTGTAGATTGTTCAAAATAAAATGTATTTGAAATTATTTTCATTCCCATGATTTTCTCCATTAAACCAGTTTAGCAACACCAGTAATTGCACTGGTAAATGTTATTGTGACCTGAAAAGCATCATCGACTTTAATGGAATAAGGTTGAATTTCTTCTCCAGTGCCATCGAATACACGAACAATAGGAACATAACCTAACCAATGACGAACAACCCAAGTGGCTGATGGTGTTGATTGTGTATATTCGTATGCATATTGTGGAGTAATTAAACCTCCATACAAATTATCATCTCCATACATACAAACAGCAGTTCCCGATGCAGCTGTATTGAATGTAACCATAATAGAGGAATCGTCCACATAATATATTGCATCTGGAATAATTTGATTGTTCGTATCATCAAATATTTGAACAAGAGGATATATTGGAGTTGTTGTTATTGCAGTTGTAGTGTTGAAATTGTGTTGAATTGTCCAAGAAGTGCTTGGCGTAGACTGTGTTAACACAAATGTGTCATGTTTTGGTCCTAATGGAACCCAAATAGGGTTTACACCAACCTGAATACAAATCCAAACTCGTTTACCTTTAAAAGTAATTCTTCCTACAACAGGTGTTAAGGGAAAATCTGCTTCAACTTGCAAAGCCATTTGTTGAGCTTGGTTATCGTTTAAATTTAAGTCACCATAAAATTTCACAACATGCCTCCTTAAATTAAACTGTTGGATAAACTGTGGTATCACCAAACATAACAACTGCACGACCTGTAATACTAGTTCCAAAGGTTATCGTAAGACTATTATTGTTAATTGGGACAACCGAATTAGGAATTAACATGTTTCCTGTATTATCATAAACCTGAACTAATGGACTACCTGCATTCAGATTGTGAACGACAGTCCAAGATGATGAAGCAGTATTTTGATCATGCGTATATGTATTTGTTGTTCCTGTTAAAGGAATCCAAGCTGGAACTCCAAGAGTAATTTCAGCACAAATCCAAACTCTCTTTCCTGTGTAAGCAATTCTACCAACTACGGGGGGGTTTGGGAGATTTGCTTCTTCTTGAAGAGCCATGCGCTGCATTTGGTTGTTGTTAAGGTCAATATCTCCATAAGATTTCATTTTTTATTCTCCGTAGTTTGTGTCATAGTAGTATTTATGATTTAGGAGAAACAAAAAAGCCTCCGAAGAGGCTTTTTTGTAAGAGTTTTAAAATTAACCCTTAACACCCATAACAATACAGGTTCCAGCGACAGCTGTGTTAAAAGTAACTGTAACTGTGTTTGCATTTGTAAATGTGATGCTTTGTGGAATAATAACTTCATCAGTATCATCAACGATTGTAACAACAACATATTTCTGACCAATATTGTGTGTGATCGTCCATGATGTAGCAGCTGTTCCAACTGTTCCTTGGTGATAAATCTTCTGTGCTTGCCATGCATTACCATCAGCAATAAGAGCTGTTCCAGGAGTTGTTGCAGGAGCTGTTCCAACATCATGCAAATCACCAAGGTTAATACCTGCTGTGTTCACAGAAACAGTAACTGTTCCAGCGTTTTCAACTGTAGTAACTGTTGAACTACCAGCAATTGTCAATGTTGCACCAAGAGCTACTGCACTAGAACCTGTATCACCAGCAACTGTAATGGTGTTGTGTGATAACGCAACTGCACCGGCTGTAACTGCGAAGTCTGCACCGAAACTAGCAACACCCTTCTGTGAAGAAGAAGCATTAGAAGCATTGATTGTGATTGTGTTAGCTGTAACTGCAGTTGTGATACCTTGACCTGAAGTTCCTAATACTGAGAATGTTTCACCAAGAGCGACTGGATCAGCAGTACCTGTATCAGCAGCCATTGTGATGGAACTGTTTGCAAGCTTACTGTTACCAATTGTTCCAAGAACAACATTACCAGAAGTTACTGTAAATTCAGTTGCATCAAACTTAGCAACACCCTTCTGTGAAGAAGAAGCATTAGCAGCTGTGATTGTGAATGTAGAAGTTCCTGCTGGGGATTCAACAACATCAGAAGCGATACCTTGTACGGAGTCACCCTTGATTTGTAACGTATCACCAAGAACTAATGTATCGGTAGCTGTATCACCGTTAATTGTGAATGAAGGATGTGCTAACATTGCATTTGTAACACCAGCAGCACTGATCTTCAAGCCTGTAGCAGACTGTTCCATTCCAGAACCTGAATCAAGAACGAATGTTAACTGACCACCTGTAGCTGTACTTGTAAGCTGAACAGCCTTACCAGATACAACGTCAATACCAACTTCATCAGTAGGTAATTGAACAATACCAGCACCCATGTTAATGTAAACTGTGTTACCAGTGTTAGCCAAACCTGTACCCCAAACGAATGCTTGACCACCAGAGAACTGGCTGAATGCAACACTGTCGGTTCCAACTGTAGTAACTGTAGCTGTTTCTGTCCAACCTGTACCTTCGTTGACTGTACCTTGCTGAACGAATGTAGCTGATCCATCAAATTCTGCTGCTGTATTCATATCTGCTGCACGAGTCATTGCTGTAGCTGCACCATTGAACACATAGATACCATTTTCGGAAGCAGTTGTTTGATCTTTTACCAATACACGGTCACCCGCTGTAAGAGTAATACCATCAATCGCGGCACCAGGAGCAGTAATTGTTACATTTCCTGTGGTTGCAACTACAACTGCAGGCTTCCATGAAAGACCATTAACTGCTGAATCAACATATGCCTTGTTAACTGCTTGTGTGTTTGCTGTTGGGGCATCTGGAAGAGTGATATATGTACCAGAGGACATGACCAAATTACCAGTCATTGTGTCACCAGCAACGTTAACATAAGTTGCATCAACAAGAGCTGTAATGTCTGCAGTAACAACTGCTGTAGTTCCTGTTACACGACCAAATGTGTCTGTAGCTAACTTCAAGAATGTACCTGAACCTGAATCTGTAACAGTTGCAAGACCAAATGTTGTATCTGTAGTAACACCAGAAGCATCACCAGTAATAACTAACTGACCAGAATTAACTGCGAGTGAACGTGTTGTTGCTGTACCATTACCCGTACGGACGACATAACCAGTTGTTGCCAAACCTTCATAAGCAGCTAAATCATTTGCAAGAGCAAGTGTTGGGTTACCAGAAGCACCATTCCCGTTTGTGACTGTAATACCAGCTGCAGGAGCTGTTAATGTACGATAGGAAATTGTTGTACCATTAGAAGCAAGAATTCCGGTACCGCCTGTAGCAACTGCACCTGTGGCTGCATCCAACTTACCGATAGCAACTTGAAGACTGTCAGTCGAACCAACAATTGCTGTTGAAGAATAGCTATGAGCAGCTGAACCATCAGTCATACCCGTGAATGTTTCTAGATTTAGAACATCACCTTCGTTGTTTGTAATACGTGCATCAAAACCATTGATGTTAGCAGCTGTTTCTGTAATTGCATGAAGCTTAACGAAGTCTGCATTTACTGCACCAGCAGAATAAAGTTGATTAACTTCTGTTGCTGTTGTTGTAACATCGGTTACATCAGCAAGAACTAACGTATGATTATGCCACTTTGCATCACCGGATCCATATGGATCATATGGATCAATGGCTTGATATTGAAGGAATTGTCCATTCGTTGCATTAGCATTATGTAAACCTGTGTTAACGTCTAACAATTCTGACAACTCATTATCAGAATTAATTGCTGTGTCCAATTGCATAATTGCATCTGCAACAGAAGTTGGTGTCGTAATATAACTTGCACTTGTATATGGGTTAGCATTAAACGTTCCGTCGGTGTTTAAACCAACAGCAGTCTCAATGTTATCAACTTCTGTTTGAAGAGCTGTGGCGTTTCCACCTGTTGCTAATCGCACCCAAGCTGTACCATCAGCGTAGTAATAACCAATTCCAGGATATGTCGTCCCAGCACCTGTTTGGAAAGCAATACGACCCGCTGTTGTTGCCGCCAAAGAGGTCAAATCGGATACCCGTTCCATCACTGCATTCTGAAGTTCACCAGCGCCTAGTGTAGAAAATTTTAAATTACCATTAACTTGCATTTTATTCTCCTGAAAATTTTTTGTTGTTTAAACCTGTGTGTTTTTGCAAAAACACACCAAAAGATATTACTATCATGTTTATATTTATGGTTATAAAGTTACATTCAAAAACTTCGTTGATTCCCCACGTTATTCTGTGAAACTCTTATTTAATCTACGCACTGATGTCGTTAATTGTTTAATTGTATTGTTGAATGTGATTGGTTCAACTAAAATCTTTCCAAAATCAAAATTTTGTAAAAAATCATTACTGACGTTATTAAAAACAAACGTTCCTTTTCCATTAGTTTCAACTGTAATAGTATCAAGTTCATAATTATTAATTTTTAAGCAAGCAGCCAAAACTATATCACTCGTTTTATATTGCATTCTAATATCCTTTTATGTTATTTATGCTAATTTGAACAATATTAAATGGGCGAAACCACTCATTGGGGTTGTAAATGTTACAGTAATTTGGTTTGCGTCATCAATGATGGTTGAGTCAGGAAAGATGTGTTCCCTGGCTGTTGTGTATATTTGACAAATTAATGATGTAGTATTTTGATTGTGTTGAATTACCCATTGGTTCACAGAAGATGTTTGTGTGTGAACATACCCAAACGCTGGAAAGGAAATAATTTGACCACTTCCTAAATTTGTTTCTATCCAATTAATTTCACTATTTGGTAAAGCACCAGTAGCGAAATCTCTTACTTCTCCAGGCTGACTGACATATTTATAATACGTATCTCCAGAGCGAACAAAAGATCCAGATGTATATCCATTTTGAAGATATACTAACATACCTTCTGTTAAACGTTGACCTGAAATGTTTGTTAAATAATCTCCAACAGTTCCTGAAATACTTTGCAAAGTTCCACGAAGGTCAGTATCAATTGCAATAGGAGCATTGGAGTTTGGTGCCCAAGTTCCAGGCCATGTGTTTTTGGTTAGTCCGTTATAATTTCCACTCATGATATACTCACATATGTATTACCAGGCTGTAGAATAATTCCATATAAATTGTAGCTAACAGGAACATAACCAGAAGGTAGCGGGGTTGGTTGTAACGATACAGAATTTCCTGTTGTAACGGAGACATCTGATAATAATGATGGTGAAGCACCAGTTTTAAACGTTGTTGGTTGAGTTGCCGAAGTTTTGATTGCAAACCAGAATGCTTGAGGAACAACTGCATTATTCATGATATACCCAGAAAGTGCTTTTACTTGATCTCCCAACTGTGTTACTCCAGCAGCGAAGCCTGTTCCATTAACGATATTACTAACTGTTGGAACAACTGCAACAGATGCTGTCCACAAATAAAGAGATGGATACGTGAATGCTGCAGATAAAATAGATGCCGACGACGATAGTTGAGCTGTATAGGATGTCCCAGTAACTGATACAGGTCTTGTAAACGTTGTTAAACAAGTTAAAGTTCTTGTTATACTAATGTTGTCTTTGATGATTGGAACTATAAATGTAAACGTTCCGTTGGATGTTGGATTGTTAACATTTCCTCCAACAGGAGTAACAGAACTAGAACATACAGCAGCAACATTATTTATACCTGAAACAGTAATTGTGTATGGAGTAGAAGTATATGATGATAAGAATGTTTGACCGGTTAGATTTCCCAACAACAGTGTTAAGGTTGGTGTTACCCACGTAATGTTTATTTGGGCAGCGTTATCTGTAAACGGTAGCTCTCCGGAACCTGTTGAGTAATTAAAACTAATAACTCCGTTAACACTGCCTCCGTTAATTGTAGTAGAAATAGGACGAATATACCCAGATGGTGGAGTTGTAAATTGTTGTGTCCAGCTTATTCCACCGCTTGGTGTTGGGAGCATAGACCCAGCTGTAAAATTTTCCAAAGGACTTATTGAACCTGTTGTAGCTGTAATACTTCTAACAGAACTAATATATTCTGTTGTAAAATCCGGCGGATTAGCAACTGAAATATTAAAACCATTAGCAGGAACGTCCCAATTAAGTGAGGTTGATGGAAGTGGTGAAGCCGACAGTGTCGGTGAAAAAGTTGCAAGAACTAATTCTAGTAAATTATTCGGATTAAAACTCGCAGACCGAACTAACTGTAACACACCTTTATCGATAAACCCTGTTAATGTTCGTAAGTTGTTGTTTTCAGTCCATACAAGTGGATCAACACCTCCACTACTTCCACCTCCACTACTCGGATTACTTTTTGCAACCCACTTACCTGTGTCCTTGTCAATATATAATGGAACCAAATTAGACATCTATAATTTCTCCTTATGATTGATCAAGAATGACTTGTTCTTCGATACTAACATAAATTGTATCAGAATCAACTACCATCCCTATTCGTTGTATTGAACCTGTTTGGGGAACAACAGTTGTAATTTGTCCTGATGCTCCAACAAATAAAGGAGTAGAGGCTGGAACCGTCCAATTCCAATTATTGTTTGTTATATATCCGCCAGAATGAATTATTCCTTGATCGCCAACATTCATATCCCACTTTACAATCCCAGCCGCTGGTTTGGTTTGATCCAAGTAAGATGCTAAAACAAGAGTGTTATAATCTTGGTAAGCAACAACAGACCACTGGGGAATTGCTTCTTTCGCAATGCATAAATCGGTTGCACCTTCCAACACAACATTTGAAACTCTCGAAAGATGTGAGATGATTGGTGATTCTGTCGTTAGGTATTGACCTTTATTATCACGTTGCCACTTTTTTATCGGTTTTTCGTCATTATCAAACAAAATAAATCCAGAGTTTACTCCAATATTTAAACCTGCTTGTGAACCTGGAAGGTATGGAATGATTACTGAACTATTATCATATTTTGCAGCAAAACACCGGATACAAGGAACCCACCTGGATCCATTCCAGTAATTCATTAATGTGTTTGTCAAGTCAAACCAGTGTTGATCTGTAGCAGGATTTGAAGGTGCTGAATAAAGGTATTTCGGTTCGTGTGAAGTATATCCAAATGTTCTAACTGCAGTTACGGGATCAATGTCCCAATATAACCATTGATCGTTAGAACCTGTGAAAGGACCCCATGCATGTGTCACTGTTACTGTTTCTTCAAACAAATAATCTGTATCATTAAAAGCAAAATTTATGATAGTGGGAGTGGGAGATACTACAAGATTGATAAATTGTCCACCACTTACTTTTTGTAATGCCGCAGGGTTTGAATTACTATCAACCTGCAAACGAACTAATCCTTGTCTGAAAGGCACATACATAGTTTTTCCTTTTTATTATTAATATTTATATTGTTATGTTTATATTTATTTAGGAGGGGTTTTGTTCCCCGTTTACGTAGTCGTAACAACTAACCAAGGATCCAATTCCGAAGACCACCCTTGACCCCATCCACGTCCTGATAACCAAGTTGGTTGTCCAGAAAGTGTCCCCATTTGTAAAGTTGATATTAACGTTCCACCAGAAAGAGTGATTGTTGTATATGCATAGTTAACAGTATCCACTTGAATGTTGGTTACAACCCAGTTCCAAGCTCCAATATCATTAACTGATTGTTGAATAGTAACTTGTGAACCAACACTGAACATTCTTCTTAAATCACCTTTTACAGTAACCGTATTGTTGATTATATCAATTCCAATAATTGGAGTTGTTGGTGCTGAATAATACATGTATCCCCAACCAGCAGGATTTACATTCTCGTCTATATCTACATTTATTCTTTCAGAGAAAACAGCAACCTCTTCCACAATTTGTCCATACGGTAATACTATTTCTTGAGGTTGCCCTTCTATACGTGAAGGAATTCCAGGAAGTGGCTCCACGGGAACAATAGTAGTTTGAGTAGAAATTGGATCATATGTTGATTGAACAACAGTCCATTCTCCATCATTGTTTCCAGAACCTTCAATAATAAATATAGAACCTGGAACGAAATAATGAGTTAAGTCGGTTGGTCCAGAAGGATCAACAACCACGAATGTTCCAGGATTTTCACCAACAGGAAGTGTAACCGAAACAATATCTACAGGAACAGATTGAGTTGGGAATCCAATTTCAAAATCAACGGTTTCTTTGATTTTTGTTAATGCTGTCGTTGATGGAATATGTGAACAAACATTTGGGAGATCAAAATTGGAAACGTTTAATATTTCAACATCTCCACTAATCAACGGAATATCAAGATCTAAACCAGCAACACCATATCCATGTGTCGGATCCCAAGTCATAAACAATTCTGAAGGATTCCCGTTTGTTGCATCAACAACTGTAGAAATTTGGGCAAAAAGTGCAGTAACTTCAGTTGTGTTCGTTAATAATTTATATTGAACAGAACTAACATTCCACACACCATCGTTTCCAGTTGAATCTTTAATTATAAATGTTGAACCGACACTAAAACTCGCCGTCTGTTGTCCAGCAACAGAAAATGTTGCACTTGGAAAAGATGAATCAAATACTGTAGACGTAACCGAACACCCAGTGTTCCCATTGAAATCTTCGACGAATGGAATTAATGGTCGAGTTAAAGATTCTACATTTATTATGTTAAATGTTGGCGAAAGTGGATCAATAATAGGATGATTATACATTGGATCAAGATCATTAACTGGAATGGTTTCACTTAATACAAAATATTGACTATCAATTGTAATCCATACAGAATTAACAGAATATTGGAATAATGTTTGTGATGACGTTTTATACCAGTATTCTCCAATTACAGGGGACACAGGAGGAGTGTTTGCTACAACTGGTGGAGTAACCAAGATCCAATTACTACCATCCCATTCAGATAATTCATTTGGTGTAGGAGCATACCACAACGTCCCGGTTGCCCAGTGGACTGTTGGATCAGGAATTACACTTGAATAAATTATACCATCCGCTGTGGTATCAGTTACGTGTTGAACTGTTAATTCTGAAAAGGTTATATCATTACATATTTTATTAATTAACCAAGAACCGTTGTGATGATTATTTGAGTTAGTAATTGTAAAAGAATTTCCGACTGAAAAATATTGGGACACATCACCTGTAACATACATAACATTCTTCATAGAACGAAGGTTTAACGGAGAAGCACCGATAGCACTATCCGTAGAATATGCTGCAAACAGTCGGAGAGTTATTTTATCCGAGATACATTCAACAATTAATTTTGTAACAGTAATTTCGGTTAAAATATGATTTTCGTCTCGTTGAGGTTGTGTTGTTGTAACAGGAATTTCTATTACTCTCCACTCTCCGTCATTGGAAAAAGTATTTGCAATTGTAAATTTAGTTCCAATGGGAAAGGTAGATGTTTGATCACCAGCCACATATAAAATGTTAGGATATTCAATATTAATTACACAAATAGATTGTCCAGAACTTGTTATCAATGTCCCCGGGCGTTCATTAATTGGTTCAAAAGAACACTGATTCATATCAACTGTAGAATTTAGTTTCCGAACATACGTTTCACCCCAGGGTTGAGTTCCATAACCTTCCATACACCCAACATTACTAAAATCGTATACAGAGTCAATTTTCATATCAAACAGTTCTGTTACAGAAACTTTAATGTTTTCAGAATAAACGTATTCGACTAAAACTTCAATAATTTTCGAATGGAATGGTTTAATATCTTGTGTAAAATTTACAAGAGCGAGGATCGGATCAAGATTGCTGATAGTATTAGCCATTCATTGCCTCTTTTGAAGTTTCTAATATTCTTATTCCATGCAACGCAATGGCTGAAGTTTTAAATATGTCTCCATATTCGCTTTTTAGTGACATTGCATCGTGGAGACATGAGAAAAATATTCTATTGGTATCAGAGTATGCAAAAGTGTTATAAATGTAATCCATAGCAGTCAAAATATTCTCTGGTGTATCGAAACTGTATGTATCGAGAAATGCTGATTTGTCAACAGGAGATAAATCATAATTTGGATTTTCAATTTCATTAATAATTGTATTTAGAGCCAAATCTTTATCTACAAAACTTTGACCTTCTCCCATACCAATTCTCGTTGCACTATCATTTAATTGATCATATAAAACCCTATCCAAAGATGGAACAGGAGTGTTATCGTCATGTAACTTATATCCTACGACAGACTCTGTTAATTTATTCCACAACGTTCTGGATATTACAACGTTCTGTTCTTGTCTAAACAATTCCCACTGTGTATGAACATTTTTCTTTGTTAGACTGGAAGAAATATCACTATCATCACGAAGAGATGCGTCTGTTTGGAAACGAACTTTAAATCTGTCGTTTTGTGAAATAAATCTTGAAATTCCTCTGATTACAACACTATTGAAACGTTGGAGTGTTCCATCAATACCCAACATAAACATATATGGTACTGACGGAACTTTCAACAAGGATTTAATTTCAGATAATGAAAGTGTGGTTGCCGTTGGTCTAACGTTCTTATTCATAACCCAGAAGTAATACTTTGTGTCTACTATGTTTCCTTGATTGTCTATTGTATTAACACTGGTGTATGGTGTAAATAAAGTGTATTCAATCATCGTGTTCGGAAGAGTTGAAACATCAACATTAAATAAAGGATATTCAAATGTAATCGTGTCACCAACGTTTAATGTTGTTGGATCAAAAGTAACATAAGCACCCACACTGGAAAGAGCATCAAACTCAGCACCAGCGGTTAACACATCCCAACTCGAGGTTGTTTCATTCCACTGAACGATACGACCGGGTGTGAATAGTGTCCAATCTCCAGTCGGACTTGCTCCAACCTTATATGAATCTTTGTCCATAGGATTCGTTGGTGGTTCATTTAAAATCGTACTTATTATAGAAGTTGTGTGTGTGGTCGTTTTTAATATTCCATTAACATAAACGTTTACAACTTGACCATTATCAATGTTATGATCCAACCTTAAATCAATTTGTTCTAAAAATTGAACTGGGAATACTGAAACACTACTAATAGTATCATATAAAACCTGAATTCTTGGATTTGTGTCTATTCTTTGATAATCTGAATAAGTTGGTGGTAAAGTAGAATCTGTGTTAATATTGACACGTCTATAAATTACTTTCATTGGAGTTCCAGAAGGTAATGAATACTGGTCTAATTCTGTATTAGATGCTTGTGATAATACATACGCGTCCCAATTTTCAGGAGTTACGGAAGATTCAGTCCATTGTAAGACATCAAAAGAACTCCAATCTGTAGGTTTGCCCCAGTTTGTAATTCTATCACTAACGTTAGGATAAACTATTGGATCATAGTATGGTGTATATCCAAATGAGCTAGTTCGCAACCAAATCTTTCCAACTTCCTGTGAATTCCAATTTGTTCTTGGAACAAATTCTTCTTGATAATACATAGTTCCTGTTAATCCAGATGAAATGGTATTGTTATACGTTGCTGGATCATTATCACGTTGTATATCGATTAAACTTATAGGAACTTGATAATGGAATCCAACAGCTGGATGCCAAATCATAATAGACGATATCACATCCTTGGATTGTTTATCTATTAACTTTGCTGGATTGTGTTTTTGTTTTGAAACAGAAAACACATAAACAGAATAATTAAAGTTATCAGAACTTGTAATAGTAATATGGTTGTTGTTAAGTTGAGAAACACCACTTACCAAAACAGAAGAGATTTTTGTAACTGGATCAAATTTCACAACTTGATAACCATCATTGTTTGGTAGTATTACGTCAACAGGACTTCCATTGCATGTTCCAGTAATAACACCAATCACACCAGCACTAAAATAAAAATCTAATGTTGGATTTATCGTAGAACGCTGATCAGGAAAATATTCCCAACGAACATCATCTGTTGGTGTAATCGTTATGAAGGTTGGATCGAAATTTGAAGAAGCGAATTCTAACCTTAATTCATCTTTCTTAATATCTTCAGGTTCAATGTTGATATCATTAAAATATTTTCTTGTTAGATTTCCAAACTCACCAACTTTGTAAGCCCAAAAATCGTCGATTTTTGCGTCAACAAACAATCTTGCATTAATAAAAGCTTTAACTGCGTTAATTGATCCTTTGTTGTGAATCATACCTCTCCAAAATATAAATTTAGATTTTGAATTAATACCGATATTGTCAAGGTAATCTGGTGATTCGTATCCTAAAGCAGCACGAGCGTAATCAAGAAAGTCAGCAGTTTCATTTACCTTAAACGTATCATAATACAATTGCATATTGTCAACAGTATTTTCGATGTTTTGAACTGTTTGTTCACCATTTAAGAAATAACCACCTATGTTTGGTCTAAACGTATAAGCAGCACCTTTTTCAAAGGCAAGAGTGAATTTACTTGTACTCAATCCGAGAAATGGATCAAATATTAAGAAACCATCTGTTGTACGATCATTAAAAACAATTGCATGTTCATACCCATCCAGGAACAAGTGTGCACCACCTAAATGAGGAGTGGTATACGGATTAATAGATGCATCTTGGTTTGAATTTACCGCCCCTGACTGCGAATACACACTTCCACAAAGAAAACATTCTCTGATACGACTCTTCGTGTCTTCTCGAAATATGAAAACAGATGAACTTGGAAGAGTATCTCCAAACTGATCATATACTGTGGAATCGACACGAACATCTGAATAAGGTTGTGAATATATATTCGATATTATTCCTTGTGGTGTTTTAAACCATATATTGTTTCTGAAAGGATTAACTTCATGTAAGACTTCTCCCGAAATTGGTTGATTGGGCGACACTGGGAAAACGTTTAGTACTGTAAGTATTATATCGTCTCCACCTCCAAAGTTAGCTCCAAGGACAGAGATAGTATCACCCGTATTATACTGCATTCCAATTTTGTTAATATTTACAGAAATTACCTTATTGTCTTGTACCACAATATTGACAGTTGCCCCTGAACCTGTTCCGGTAATGGTTTCAGTTTGAATATTAATATATTTTCCTGACGAGTAACCCACCCCTTGAATCAAATTACCTAATACTGAAATACTACCTGGTGACGTTGGGTTGCCTTGAATAGTAACCAATCCTAAACCAGAATAAATTCTTCCAATTAAACGTTCAATTTCTGTTTGCCAATTCAAAATTTTTCCAGTTTGGATATCAACTTCTACTGCTTCTGGTTCATTGAAAGCCCACCCTTGGTCCATTAACCAATTTGAATACCCATCAATTAAATTGATAACCGATTGGACTCCAGTAACATACATTGGAACAAGACTTGTATTCGTTGTTCTCTTGTCGAGTGCAACGTGTTTCCATATATTTGATGTTTGTGTTCCGTCTAAAGCAACAAATGTTCCAACTAACTCTTCAATGTATACCGCTGAACCAGGACTGGTTATATCAATTGAAATTCCATTAACAGCGTTATTATATGAAGATGCAAGTTTGAATTGGTTACCAGCAACTTTTATAATGTAATATGTTGTGTTTGGTGCAAGAGGAGTTGGATAAAGTTCTACCGAAGTTACCTGAACTGGTGAACCAGTAAACCATGTCAACGTATCGTCTTGAACATAAATAATATCTTCTCCTGGGATTGGTGTTCCAGCAACGTTTGCCCACGGAAGCATAATATCACCAATAGTGGAACCAACGTCGTTAATTGTATTAAACGAACACGGATAACTCTTAATACCATAATAATTAATCGTGTGTCCAATTGGTGATGGTGTACTCAACCTAAACACCCAATCTGAACCATAGTATTTTGGAACTTTGTTGTTATGATTTAAAGTCCAATCCGTTCCTACAGATTCTGTCGTTACTAATAAAGCATCTACCCAGAAATTTTTCATATCAGGAGTTTTCTTAACAAGAACTTGATAGTCTTGAGGTATAATAGAAAAATAATCTGCAGCAACATCCAAAGATTTGGAATTAATAAAAGAGCCAGTTTGGTACGTTAAGTTTGCATTCCAATTAATCCATTTCTCTTTAAAATCAGAAGTGTTTATATCAAGATTATTGAATCTAATAAAGTTTACATACCACTGATTTAATCCGTTTAATACAATATTCTGATCAACGGAATTCAAATCTCCGTGGAATATTGCGTCTTTGTGTGAGTAAACCTTTTTAGTTCTGTTATCAATTTGCAATCCAGCAACGTTGATAAATGTTGGTCCAAACACAGCATGTAGGAATCTCGCGGGTTGCATTCTAAATGCAATATGTAACAATCCATATAGGAAATAAGAAGAATTTCTCCAGGTATATTCCGTAACACCCTGTTGACCAAAAGAGAATGGGTCAGAGAATGATGGGATATATTGGTTGATAATACTAACACTATTGAGGAAAGTGTTAGTATTCCCTTGAACGTATGGAGCAAGCAATGTATCGGTTGATGTGTCAACACACATAAAATTGTATACCGGTGCTTGTGTAGGAGATTCGACTAACCCAGTTCCAACTGTGATGTTGTCCGGAAGTAAAGCTCCAACGGGAATTATTCCATTTTTAATATTATTCCACATCGAATTCGTCCAACGGCGGAGACCAGAGGTGTCTTTGTATTGACTATCCCACCAAATTGGTTTATTATAATATCCTTGTAATTTCCAAGGCAAAAGATGTGGATACTGCGTTCCAAAGTTTTTCTCATATATTCCTTGGTAGCTCGCATCCCATATAGTTGGTGAACCGACTTTAACAGCTGGAATATAACTCGGAGAAATGGAGTTATAGTTCCATGTAAACGGATTGCTTATATCAAAATTGTTAACAGATGGATTACTGTTAGTTTGTTGAATATAATCAAAGTATTGTTCTTTTAAATATGTAACGAATACATCTTGTTCAGATGTTGATGATAGTAGTGTTGAAAAATCAAACACTGTGGAATCAAAATCTGGAACAGCTTCATATAATTTAAGTTCAGCTTGATAAATCACATTCGCTATAATTTCTTCCAATACAATTGGTTTCCAAGCTGGTTCAATATATCCTGGAGTTATATGGTCATTTTTGTCTTTAACGATCTCCCAGCCAAGTGGTACTGAGTTCGTTCTAACATATAAAAGTCCACTTGTTCCATCTAACCAATATGTTCCTACTGGATTAAAAATCGAAGGTGCTCCACCAGATGTACTAATAACATTAAATCTGTACAACACCCCACCCGTGTCCATCCAATATTGTCCTTTTTGTACCGTCGGCCAAACAGGGCGCGTTGTTATTGGACCTTGAACTCCGTTTGTTGACTGTAACAGTTTCGTATAAATCGATTTTGATGTTGACGACGGAACAGAGATATTGGAAATATGTCCATCATGATGAAGAACCTGTTTAATTCCCAAATCTACATCAAATAATATTGCTGGAACAACTGGACGTGATAGTTTTAAATATGGAAGAGTTGTTATCCAATTTTTAATACCAAGTCCTGTTAACGTGTTGTGTGTAGTTGAATCACCAAACGAATTATCGAGGAATTCATTCTGTTCAAACAATGTTATAACGTAATCAGAAATAGCTTTATTAATATCCTGATAGAAAGGATCGCTCATATTTGTAAGTAACAAAATGGCATTCTGTAAAAAGTATTCTTGTAGAAGTGTTAGATTGTAATCATATCGAGAACGAGCAAAATCAATAATAGCTCTTGGATTCGTTGACGTTTGAAACATTGCAGATAAGAATGTGTCATAACTATCATTAAATTCTTTTATAGTCCCACCAACACCAAAATTTGGTATATTTAACAATCTATAAAAATCAGAAGTTACAGAACTAAACTCAACAGGAGGGGTTTGAGCATTAATAATAGACGTAAAGTGAGTATATATCTCTGAAAATAACACAACCTTTCGGTTTTCATGATGAATGTTAAACATCATCTGACTTGGAATTTCCCAATCTGTTGGACCCAAAGGTGTATCAATTCCAGCAATCCGTTTTACTCCATTAGAATCAATATATGAATCTCCATAAGCTAATTGATACTCATTTCTTTGTTTTGGAACATATTGAGAATCTGATTCAGGAATTCCACGTCTCCAAATACTTTGAAGCCCAGTGGGGTTTGAAGGTTCAATAGCCCAAGAATCTTTATAACAAGTTATTGCACCTGTGTCAGTATTAAGTAATTGTTGTTCAAAACCAAATTCTTTTCCATTATTAGTGACCGCAATTCTTCGACCAACTCTAGGATCCACAGAATATGTTGATCCTTCCTGAAACCCGAAGATATTGTTGGCTGTATAGGTTGTTGTTCCATCAACATTAAAAATATCAAATAATGGATATTGTGTTTGTTCGGTTTTGATTTGTTCAACAAGACGATATTTAATTAGAGTTGTAAAAATTGAACTAAAGTTTGTTGTATAAAAATTTACATCTGTAGAAGTTCTTACTTCTATCTCAGATAGATATTGATCGCTCAGTGCCGCTGGAATTGTTTCTATCGATACATTTGAAAATTGAGAAACAGGATAAAAGAACTGAATTGTGTTCCCGTGTGTTCCAGGATATGAATGTCCAGTAGACGAAACGACTGCTGTTTCAGCAATATTGGAATACGATGGATCGTTGGCCCCAGTAAAGTTCCCAGAAATGTACTCCCCAGGGATGTCTGTACTCCATCCTTCAATATACGTTCCGTATTGACGTTTTCCGTCAACATAAACACGAATAGTATCTCTACCAACCAAGAAAAGATCAGGGAGTACAAAAGTGTTATATCCAGCAGCAGGTAAAGGTCCAAATGACAATTGAGGAATTACTGTTGGACGGGTTTGAAGATTCACAGGAACCGGAGTTGGTGTTTCTGTCAAAGCCCATTGTGAGAAGAAACTTACCCAAGCGTCACCAAGACTCGTTGTGGTAAGAACAAAATCGACTGTTGTATCAGTTGTTAATCCCAATATGACTTGTGCTGTGTCTTCTACTACTAAAAATTTAGTAGTGTTTGTTTCAGGATCATAACCATCACTACCTGGACCGTGAGTCGTATCTGCTTGATATATTGTTAATGTGAATACAGAGGAAGGTACTTCATTGACGTGGATTTTGTTCCCAGGTTGAAGCATACTTCTATGATCACCATCAACAGTAATTGTTCCAGGGTTTGATAGTGTAGAAGTCGATATACCTAAAACTTTAAATTTTATACCCATTTCATAAAGTGTTGGTTCACTATCTACGCTTATCCAATCTTGTAGATAACTTCCTCTGTACGACCATTTATATTTTGTATATGACCACTGGTTTAATTCAATATTCGGATTATACTCAATAATTGGCATTGTTGCTCTAATTGCCAATGAAATATTGGGAACATCCGCTTGGTGATACCACTTATTTTGGGCAGACCAATCATCTGTTTGGTTTATACAGAGAGAAGATTCAACAGAGTCCCATGGAAAAATTCCCGAAGATAAATCAGAAGGAGCAAAGAGAACCCATTTTTCTCCATCCCATGCTCTTAGTTTTGGACGGGGTGGCGTTCCAATCGGATCTGAGTCGTTAATTTTATCAACGTCGTTAATATCATACCAAAAAAATGGGTTAAAAGTATAAACAGTAGAACCAACAGTAAGTTCGGATATATTATCATAACTAACCCAACTACTTCCCATCCATCGTTTAAATTGCTTGGCATCAGTATCAAACCACAATGAATATAGTGGAGGAGATGATGGTGCTGTATTTATAGGACCAGTAGGTGGTTCTGCAGTAAATTCATTTATGTGCCACCAATTGAGAGAATTGTCATCCCACTGTGTCATATCCCAACCAACACTTCCATTATAACAAGCGCAATCTCTAATAATTTGAAGCCGTGAGAGTTCGGATTGCATTTGAGCAACAGTGGTGTCAAACTCTGATTGAGATACTCCTCCTGATGCCGGTCCTCCAGCAATATAACTTGCTATACTCGATGTTAAAACATTAACCCGAGCCACAGCGCTCGCGCAAGTGTTTTTTATTGTTATATATTGAGGTGCAGAACCGGCAGGATCATACCAATAATATTTTCCCCAATTAACAAGTTTATCAAAATCAACAGGTGGTGCAAAATTAAACTGTGTTGTGTTCCCCCACAACGGTAAACGTTCTGGATCAACTCCCAAATCAGAAGCTTTTGTTAAAATGTCAGCATAAGAAGATAGATAATTAACAGTTGCTATCGTTGAGTTTAAAAGTGGTTGGAGTTGGTAGGCCTGACGTTGAACAGATGGTTCAGGTATTCTTGTGCTTTTACTATAACGTGTTGATTTTTTTCCAATAGTTCCAAACGTAGGTGTTAACTCGGACTTCGTTAAATAACGATTTGGGCCGTTTTCTAAAAATGAATTATTAACGTCTGTTCTAAACGTGTCTGGTAAAAGCTCTACAAGGTTAGTCCTTGGTTTTTTGTAATCTGAATTATCTGTCATATGCCACACCAATAATAACAACTGTTTAGGTTATTTATAGTGCATTATGTTTTCAGAAAAACTGGGAGGGTTATAGTAATTTATATTACCAATTTTTAAAAATTTGGAATTTGATTTTTCCACAATCCCACAATCGAAGAATTCCATTAGCATCACAGTTCTGTTTTTCACTTAAAGAAGAATCAAAATTGTCTAACCGAAGTGGCAGATATTTTCGTCTAAAATTAAATTTATGATATCGTATATTATTTTTTATATAATAATAGTCTGGTTTTAGTTGTTTCACATTTTTAAACCCAACAGACAAATATAACTGCCCTTGACTATACCGCAAATCAGCGAATGTTTCAATAACATTCCACTCGTATTGTTTTTTCAGAGCAGACAGTAACCGTGAAAATCCCCCAACAACAATCTTTGATGTTGCATACCTATTAATCAACAGCACCCCACCTTTGTTTTGTATCACAGATATACATGCGACCAAAGAATTGTCTTCAAACAGTCCAATATTTATACTTCCAGGACCATCCCCCTGTAAATGATATTGCTCAAAAAACCTCTTCTTTTCGTTCACCCCAACCATTTTAATAGATAATTTTCTTGCAAACACTCTCGATTTTGTGGATCGATTTAGATTATGTAACAACATATCTTGTATTGTGGTTTGTTTTGTGAACCATTCATCCTCATATATTGTAAAAAGACGAATGTTTTTATCCAAACACAATTTATACTTGTTATAGTGGTATGTTGAATTTTTTCCAAGTTGCTCGCTATGCCAATACAATCCACAATATTCTATTGCAATTTTATACTCGGGTAAATATATGTCTAATTCCAGTGGAGCAATAATATTTCTAACATTCGTCTCGACCTTCAATCCATTACTAATTAAAAATTGGGATATTTGGTTTTGTCCAACAGACTCATGAAAGTGTTTCGTTTCTATTCCAAATTTTGTTAAATATCTCCCCACTGTGGTATCATTAACTCCAACCCTTTCCGCGATTTGTGTTAAAGGTTGTTTAAGTTCAACGTGTTGGTGAAATAACCATTCTGGATCATTTAATTTGTTTAGTGCGTCTTCTGTAATATGTGTTTGTGTAGGATGTTCCCGAGAAAATTTTTGTAAATTTGTCGCTTTTGTTTTTTGTTTGAAATTTTCTTCCTGTTGTATATAATCCACCCCATACCGTTCAACGTTTGTTCTTCTTACTTTTTGTTGAAACTTTGGTAATAACATGGGATGAATAACACCATATCTTTGCAAGTTTGTGTTTATCGCTTTAGACTTTATGCTGTCTAATTGGTTTGGGTTGGACACTCCATAGAGTAACACTGAATTGTCTCGTTTCTTTTGAATTATAGAAGGAACCTTACTAATATTTGATACTCCGAATGTGGCTATCACCCCATCTTTACACAACTGTTGTTGGATGGGGTCTTTGTTTTTACAAGAAACGCTACAGTACGTGTTAAAACCGGAGGAAAATAATCGTCCCCATTTTGTTGGCCTTCCACAAATTTTACAGGAGGGGAGTTGTGAAATGTTATTGATAAAACAAAAAAATCTTGCTGCAGGAGGGGAGTTTGGTGGTAAAAAGGAAGTTTCACTTAAAATTCTTTGTCGTATCAATGGTCTATTTTCTAACAAAGATGTTAATTTTTTTGTTCCCCCTGTTTCAATATGGTACTTCATTATTTGTTTCAACATAACACACTCTCCCTCTGTATCCATATTTATACACTATAAAGGGAGTTTGGTGAAACATTATAAAAAGGTAACTAGTTTGTTCCTTGCTTAATAGCGAGTCTGTTAATAGAGCTAATAAGTTCAATATCGTTCACAGTCACATCAGCAATAAACAACTCGTCTTGTTTCGCGTTCACCTGGAATAAATCTCCAAAGAAATTCGTGGAATATAGAGGAACCAATACAACAGAGTCAATATCAACTGGTAATGCGGCATGAATGGCAGCAGCCAATTCCGTAAAATAGAACGTTTCACCAAAATCCCATTGAGAAATATCAAAGAACGTATTAACTGTTCCAATAATTTTTAGTTTTATTTGATTATCAGTTAACGTGGAATGAGGAGACCGAATTACTTTTATTACAGCTTGTAGATTTTGAGGAGCATGTTTACCAAATAAAATTTTAAAATTTCCTGAATGGAGAATCATACTATCTGAAATCATTCTATTGTCGATCAAGTATGCATAAGACGTTCTTAAATCAAATGGTGTTGGGGCCGTTGGTTGGCTTTGTAGATACCCATCCAACCAACGACGAATACTTGTATAATATCCTCTTGAAATGATGTACGTATCAATTATATTCATCGCAGCTGGGTCCACCAACTGATTATTAGGAGTTCTGTGCATCCACATGAAGTTTAATGCATTTCTACCAGTTCTTCTTGTATATTGAATACCGGTTAGTGTATCTGTATGAATATTATTATCAGCATCACTGAACGATGAAGGTGAGAATAATTCAACAGTTTGATAGTTAGTTGGAAGAATTGTCCAATATTCATCTCCTGACGCTCTTGAGAAGTAAACATACTCAGTTATAGTTACAGGACCCCCTGAAGCATTTATGGTTCCAGCATCATATAATAAATCACTTCCGGGTAAATTTGGACTAATATCTCTTGCGAGCGCTGCGAAAGGTAAAACACCACCTGTCTGTATAGTTGGATTTATAAAATCACTCAACGGAACATAGGTTGGACTCGGAAAGTCTGGAAACAAATCGCCATTGTTATCAGCATAGATTACACTAAACTGGTTAATGTTTGGAAGACCAATATCAGTCGTTGGCCCTGTTCCTGTTTCAACATAAACAGAATCTAAAATGATTAAGTTTGTATTGTTTAACATCGTTCCTGTTCGGTCCTTATTCTCATTCGCTTTCAATAAAACTAACACATCATTTCCAGGATTTAACGAATCGTAATTTATAACCTGATTTTCATTATTAAACCAAAACTTCGTTGTTGGACTTTCAGCAACCATTGTAGCACTTTTGTACGACACAAGCCAGGAGTTAATATCTGCACCTTTTTGAATTTTAATATACCAATCATTAGTTGAACCCAAAATCCAAGAGTGTGAAGAAGGATCATGATTATATAACAAATAACCATCAGAGTTTGAATAATCAACAGAAGAAATAAGATTAAACTCATCTATTGTAAACGTTCTAGCTTTTGCATCAATACCATCACCCTTCATTGTTCTGTATAACATCAACCCTGGATCAGATAATAACGGTTCTACATAATTACGGATTACAACATCAGCATTCAGGGAAGGGCTTATCGGAGGAAGTGATAATATGTTATCGGATAAATAAACTGCTAAATCGTCACCAAAAATCTTAATATTGTCATACATTCCACTAGGATCAACGAAATCTACGTACTTAACATAATTTGATTCACCAGCAAATGTTCTATTGAATGACCGTATTTTTAATATCGTTTGGTCTTGAAGCATAAACGTGTTATAGTCCCGACCACTGACCATACGATCTTGTGTGTAATAAACAGATGGAGCCATTCTACGAATATGTTCAATGTCTTCTGTTTGAGCAGCATTTTGGAGTGTCGACGTTGCTGAAAACGTGAATGTACAAGTTCTTGCAATTCCGCTAACATCAACATACGTGAAACTTGTCGAAACGTTATTAATAGAACTTTGGGGGATGACTACATTTTCGTTTGCAGAGGTTCTAACCCAAAAATGGAACAACCCACTTGGAATTTCTGCAAATTCACCATCTCCAAAAATAATTCTAACGTTATCATTTTCAAGTGTTTCGATTTCATACTTATTTCGAATTACGTTGGTATTGTATATGATGTTTTGGGCTTGTGCTAAATCGACGGGGAACCACTCTCCCTCAACTGAATTTCGAGTATAGATTTCGTTCCCTGTCACTGTCTGAAGTGTTACAGGATCAACGTTATTAATCCAAACATCAGTTTCGTTTATATTAGTTTTGTTAATATCAAAAGTTTGGTTAGGGGTAATTCCATCAAAAGTATTTTGGACTAACTGAAGAGTTCCTTGTTTAGTGAAGAAAAAGAAACCAGTTCCCGAAGAACCATCTCCCAGACCGTCAGAACCATACAATAGAGTATTTGGGATGTTAATTTCTGGACGCTTTTCGTATGGACCGTCACTGTTTAAGGACGACGATACCAACTCCATAGGATATGATGTTCCAGAAACAGATACAGAATATGGGAACACACCAGTTGGCGTTGGGACGTTATTGAGAGTATATAATTCAAACAACACATCTTGTACTTGAACTCGATCATCTGGTGATACACTACCAAACGGTTGTGTTAAAATATGATCCATAACCAACAAAAATTGATCTTTCCAATTCGTGTTTGAGGTATCATTCCAAGTTATTTTAGTCCCTGATAAATTAGTTCCATTGGAATCATATATCGGTTCAGTTGTAGAGATTGATGTTAGTTTTACGAGTCCTCTTGCAGGTATATTCCGAGAAGCCTTATAAGAGATTAATTTTGCCAAGCGTAAAATTGATTGTTTTCTTTGTGCAGTAGGAAGAAAATTCTCTTGTGAATTCATATCAACACGATATGTTATTAATTCTCCAACATACGCAAATAATTCAAGAATAGCAATGAATTCCGAACTTTCAATATAATCATTATATGTTTCAGGAAAATATAATTGAACATAAGCAATTAAACTCTCTTTTATTGATTGGTAATCAAATGCAGTAAAGTTTATATCTTGAAATGCTTTATAAACTGTTTCCCAACTTTCTGCTGCTGAAATTATTCGTCCACTCATTCTAATATCCATATGTTTTTTATATTTATCATTCGTTACACAAAGGTTGAAATGCGTTAAAATCTTTTCTTTCGGTATAAATACACATATCAAAAAGAACGCAAAAATGAAAATAAATTATGAAGAACTTATAACAGAAGTTTTATATACCTCCAAGTCAATATCTTTGATAGCATCAGAACACAGCATATACACCAACACGTTATCAAAAAGAGTTAAATCTTTTCTCAACATCAAAACAATTGATGATATTATAAAATGGTGTGATATTGTTGATGATACAAGAAAAATAATATCTCCACGAGACAAAAACATGCAGGTATTGTGGGAACAAATAATAAATTCGACTTCTTTTTTATCTCCCAATAGTACATTAAGAGAAAGATTGTATTATATTAAAAATAACACATCAACACCACCCAAATGTTTTTGTGGAAATGACTTAAAATGGAATACAACCACACAAAAAACATTTAATACATATTGTAGTCAAACGTGTGCGTTTTGTGTGTCAGATTCAAATTTAAAACGAAAACAAACAAACTTGAATCGTAGAGGAGTTGAGTATGCATATCTGGATGACACGGTTCGTGAGAAAAAAGAAAAAACAATGCTGGAGCGGTATGGAGATATAAATTTTAACAAATCAACGATTTCCATAGAATCTAAACGTGTATTATCAAACAAACAATCACTCCAAGAACTATATGATAAACACAAATCTACATTTTCAATTGCATCTGAATTAGGAGTTAGTCAGGCACACATATCAAACACACTAGCCAAACATTCAATTCCAACCCAAACACACAACTCGTCTTTCGAACAACACATCAGAGATTACGTCGAATCTTTGGGGGTAATCAGCGGAAAAAGTAGAAATATCATTCCCCCACAAGAACTTGATGTTTATATTCCTTCACTAAAACTCGCGTTTGAGTGTGACGGTTTATATTGGCACAGTGAACAGTTTAAAGAACCTAATTATCACTTAAACAAAACTAAAGAATGTGAAAAACGAGGTATTAGACTAATTCATGTTTTTGAACATGAATTTATAAATCACCCAGATAAAGTAAAATCAAGAATCTGTTCATTGTTAGGAAAGAATCAACGAATATATGGAAGGCAGTGTGAGTTACGAGAAATATCTTTTAAAGAAGGGTTTAGTTTTTTTGAAAAAACTCATATTCAAGGAGGATGCAGGAGTTCTTCTGTAAATTTAGGATTATTCTTCGACAAAGAACTTGTTGCATGCATGTCATTCTCGAAAACCAGGTATACCAAATCTGCTCAGTTTGAATTAATTAGATATAGTACTAAACTCTTTACCACAATAGTAGGAGGACCTTCTAAATTATTTAAAGCATTTGTTAAATCGCACCCAACTGCTTCAATTGTTAGTTATTCCGATAAAAGATGGAATACTGGAAATTTATATAATCAACTGGGATTTGTCCGAACACACGATTCATCTCCAAATTATTTTTATTTTAATCAATCCAAAGGATTGTTTCAAGTATACTCTCGAATCAAGTTCCAAAAACATAAATTAACAAATTTGTTGGAACGATACGACCCTAACCTCACTGAATATGAAAATATGAAGAACCATGGATATGAAAGAATCTGGGATTGTGGAAATTCTGTATGGATTTACACTCCCAATTATTCAAATTGAATATTGAGTTCAAACCCCGAAACCATATTAAGTTGGATGAACTGGAGCATGATGTTAGCACTTACAGAATTTGAATCATAATTTGGGGTTATTGACAAATTCAGTAAACTAACTCTTGGGTCAGCATTTATAACTCTTGTTATTTCATCTTCTAAAATAACCAAGGAAGTCGAGTCCAGTGGTTCAAATAACAAATCAGGAATAATAGTACCTTGAGATGGTTGCATGACTCTAGACCCTTTGGTCGTACAAATGTTATTCAAAATATCTTGTTTTACCAAATTTACGTCTTTTAATGAAAAATTGACATTTGGTCCACTATCAGGAGAAGATTGGTATACAATAGATGAACCAGCATTCACCACTGTATTACAAACTCCATAAAATTTAGTTGAAAACCCTTTATACGTAGCCATATCAAATCCTTGCGTTTGGTAATATATTTACCTTCTCCAATACTTTCCTCGAGTCTTATCTTCATAACCAATAGAGGGATCATCATATGAATATTTTGGTTCATGTGAGTAATCTGTTTTTGTTGTTGTTCGAGCATATGGTTCATGAGATGGAAGCCTGTTTGTCCATTTGGCAGGTTCCTCTCCAGCAACTGCCGCCTCGGAAGGTGGAGAACCGTTAAAATGAACTTGACTTCCTTTACCTAATATGTTCCCACCAGCAAACAAATGAAGTGTTCCACCTGTTTTAATCATTCCTTCAGTTCCCACATTAATATTTAAATTTGTGTCTGTCTGTAAATTCATATCTGAAGCCGAATGAACTTTAACATACGTTCCAGCCTTTATATGCAAGTCTTCTATCGTTTGAATTCTTACTTGTTTAGTGAACATATGAATTGCTTCGTCAGCATACATACGAATTGATTTGTTCGCCGTAAAATTAATATCACCTTCTGTTCTAACGTTAACTTTCGTTGCTGAATATATGTCAATGTTTCCATCTTCATCAAATTCTATCCAACTGTTTCCGTTGCTTGTATTAATATAAATTCTTTCATTTGTGTCATCTAAAATTATTTGGTGGCCAGATGTTGTTCGAATTTTAACTCTACAATTTTCTTTCCTGTCATCCATTGATATTGAATGGAAACCAGGTGATGTCCAAGAATACACCTGTGAGTCAAAATTTTCTTTTGTAGTAGATGATGCTAATGTTGGTTCAATTTGACTTAATCCATATCCCTGTCTAATATTAACTGTTTTCCCATCAGCTGATGTAAACTTGTGATCTTTGTCATCAGGTGTTGAATTTATTCCATCTGTTATATAGAAATCACCAGAAGTCGCTGAAACAGAATAATCAGCACCCCTTGTTCTCCATTCATAGTTCCCTGTTCTTGAACCAAAAGCGTTTGTTTGATTATCATATAAAGGTTGAATTGGTTGTTCGTATGAATCAAGTGGCCCATCTGGTTCTCCGTCCCCAAATATGAAACGTCCGTGTGGGAGTGTGTGACTCAAACGTTCTGTGTGTAAACTTCCAATCCACAACCTTGACATTGGATGTCCATCAATACACGTAACAACCACCGTTGTTCCAATCTTGGGAATATTCCAAAACCCATAAGCAACTGGACCATTAGAAGAAGCTTCTTCAGTTCCCCTTTTAATTTTATCATTATTAACAGTTCCACCCAGAGGGGAAACACATACAGCCCACGGAAGATTTTCAGTTGGCATATCAGGTCTGTCACCATAACTTGGAACCAATACACGAACTCTTCCAGTTTGTTGAGGGTCATTTGTATCAACAACAGTACCTACTGTAAACCCAGAATAATTTGGATTATTAAAAGTAGAAGAAGTAGACATATTATGTTATATCCCTAAACCACGATATATAATCACCAGGAAAATCCTTTATATTAAACAAAAACGGGACCTGGGTGGCTACGTGAAATCGCGCCTGGAATAAATCCCCTACTAAAATTTTAGTTGATATGTTTATAAAATGAGGATCACTGGGATAAATTATCAATGTTCCACGTTGGGGGTTGAAACCAAAATTCCATTGAGGGAATTCAAGTTTTCCCCCATAAACTTCAAACTCATCATCAAAGGGAATATTATCTTGATAATCCGACAAAAACAAAATTGCAGAAAAGTCACGATCTCTTGTTTTAACCCATTTATTGTGTAAACGAGAACTATTTTCACAAGTAAATGAACCTTCAGCACCTTCAGTGAGCCACTCTATTAATATTGGTTCTGTTCCTCTATATGATACACCATAATGTTGTTCTATTTGGGGAATGATTTGTTCAAACCTACTAAAAAGAATTTTTTGAGCTTCATCGTTTTGTCGAATTGTTACTTGAGGAATTCCTTCTTTATTCGTTTCTGGCATCAAAAAATCAACAGCATTCACAATTTGTTCACACAACAAAGGAGAAACAAAATTTTGAATTACAAGAAAAGGTGATTTAACTTCCATATATTATGACTCCAGGTTTTCCATAATTTTTATTGTATCCATTTTAACATGTCCCAGTAACGTCGAAAACGTGACTTCTTGTTTTACCAAGTACTCATACAATGCATGAACATCAGACGTTTTTCCTGTTAAACTGTCTTCTGTTCCACAAACAGATTCATCTATTTCAAGACCTTCTATCTCTTCCAATATTAACTCCCATTCTTCAGCAGAAACCGGAACAGACAAATCAATAGATTCTAATGTCGGATCGATCTTATAACCAATACCACTTAATAAATTCATTCCGATTAATAATTTATCTTCCATATCTTCCCTATCATTCAGGTTAAACATTACATCTGGAACAACCTTTTCTCCATACTTAACAGTAAACTGAACAACAGGACGATATTTGATTCCTCCATCGGCTGATTGTACAGATTGGTATTGAGCTAAACCAACCGAATATCGTTTTCCGTTAAATTCAAAATCAACGATCTCTTGCTCTGGTTCATATGGATCTTTTCGGATTTTAATATTTGTAGCATGAAGTGAGTTTATTGTTGCTCCAGTGTCTACTTTTCCACGAATGGTCTGATTATCATTAAAACCATTCAATATAACGTCTATGTGAGAACCTATCACTGGCTCTTCAGGTTTTTCGTTCTTACTGGCTTGCTGGGACTCTGTCTTCATAACACTTTCTTCAGAACCACCCCTGAAATGACCAACAAGTTTTACGAGAAGTGGAGAAATGACAAGTCCAGATTTCATAGACCAAACCAGTACCAACCGTTGTCCGGAGGATTTTGGGTGTTCGTTGTAAAGTGCTAATATTTTCTTTCCATTGTTTAATTCAATCACGCTTGATGGAATTAAACTTTCTCTAAAAGAAAAGGCTGTTGCACCAATTGTTATTTCACTTGGAATTTTTGAAATTTCGTGTGATTTAAATGCTTTATTTAATTGCTCGATTGAAGTAAACGTATCCATTGTAATAATCCCCGACTTTAGGTTATTTATTAAACCTGCATTGTAGAGAAAACAAAGGAGGGTTTTATTTCTTCACACGGTTGGTATAAAATTCATTCACACGTTTTTTGAGAGGTGACACATAAGGTAAAATATTCTTTTTAAATATAAGAGGAACTGCACCTTTTTCAACAGCCATTATAGTTACAATTTGTAAAATTTCTTCTCCAAAGTTTTCCAAATAAGCAAGAGCATAAAAAGTTTCTTGAAGAAAATAATCTTCAATCATACTTTCATCCTTATTCCCGTTTGAAGTTTTAAAGTCAATAACCGACAACACTTTATCAAATTCCGCAATACAATCAACCCTACCAGCAACTTGAAATTCTTTACTGTACAGTGGTACTTCTTGAACACGTATATTGTTTATCCTATTAAGCCCAAATCTTATCTGATTGAACAGCTTAACATATTCATTTGGCTGACCCTTAAGTGGATCTTCTTCGTTATTTAAATACTTTTCAGCTATTAAATGAACTGCTGTTCCTCGCTCAGCACAACGATCAGTTTCTTTCTTGGCTTTATCGGGACCTAGCATCTTCTTCCAATTTTCAAGATGTGGCTTTTCCTTTGTTCCTAAAACAGACGTAATAGACGGATACAAATCACCTTCAGGAGTTTTATACCACCGCAACCCATCAACCGTCTTTGTTTTCATTTCCTCGAAAACAGGAACGTTCACATGGTTAAATCTCATTGGGTTGGTGTATTCTGTGTAGTTGGTTGTTGAGATCCAGGCTGAGGAGGCGGCTGAGGTGCTTGAGGAGGCTCTGTTCGTCTTTGAGAACTCAACTGTTTTTGTTTTTGAGCTAACTGTTGTTGTAAACGAATTAATTGATCGTTGAGTGGCTTCGATGATTGATTCATTTTAGCTTGCAAAGCAGAAATTTGTTGTTGTAGGTTCAACACATCAGCAGCAAGATCCTCATTTAATATAAAATCAGAGAATGATACTTTCATTGTGTTACTCCTCTATCATTATAACTATAATCATCGTTATTATAATCATCATATTCATCGTCATCAACAGATGCAGCTTTTTCATGACGATATCGAGCCAATTTTGCTAACTTTTGTGCTTCTTTCTTTTCATCGTTTTGTTTTTTGAAAAAATCCTCCATATTGAGGATTTCTTCCTCACCCTTAATCTTCGCTTCAGCAGTCTTTGCAGCAAACTCTGCTTCTTTGGAATTATATTCTGCTTCTTTCGCTTTTGCTTCTGCTGTTCTTGCTTCTGCGTCAGCTTTTAACATCGCAATAACTTTATCTAAAACCGATGTTGCTTCAGATTCGCCAGGTGGTTGATCCCCATCACCCATGTCAAGATCTCCAGAATTATCGTTCATTCCAGGAGATTCTCCGGTTGTATCATCAAGTGATAGTGATTGGTTACCATTATCTGTTCCTTCAGCACCTCGAGCTGGAACTTCTTCTTCGTCTTCTTCAACCTCACCCCAATCAACGTGAACGATTTCAAATTTGTCTTTTAAATTAAACAATATCTCCGCAACCTCTCGAGGATCTTCATTTTTGTCATAAAGAATTTCAGAGAGGGTTTTTTCAAATTGATCTGCTTGATTTGCACGAACGTAAACTTTTACTGTTTGTCCGTTGTCATCTTCAACACCAAACGCAACTGTGTGTTTTTCAAAGTTAAAATCTCTTTGAGCGTTGTTTAGTTTGGAAATAACATCAATTGCTTTGAATCGTCCTTCTTCAGTTTCTTTGAGAAAAGAATTCAACAAACTTTCTCTCAATCCACGAGCATCATTATGAAACACAATTCGTTGAACCTTTATGTTTTTTTCTTTCTGACGCTTGATAGGTTTTGAAAAAAGAACACCTCGCACCCCAGCAATTCCTCCTGCTGTTGTTGCACCAGCTGCAGCTGTTTCTTTTAGTAATTTACGAATATGCTTCATATACCAATCCTTTTTCGGGTATTATGGTGTATTTATACAAAAAGAAAGGGAGACACAAAGTCTCCCTTTCTTTCAAAACAAAATCAATCCAAGACTGTCGTATTTGAGTGTTTGAATGTTCGCCAAGGGAGTTCAGTTTCGAAAACTACCCCAGTAGAATGTTCTACCCAATCTGAAAACGAAAACATTGTTTCATATACAGAATCAACATACTCTTGATATTGTTTAAACAAATCGATTAATCGATTTTGCTCATCCTCGTTGAATTGTGAAATATCAACGGCCCGAATGTTATGCGGAACTGTTATTGTTGGAATTATTGTCCGTGTAGATACCTCTCCAGAGTCTTTTTCATACTTAATTTTGATAGGTTCATACGCACGAATCATAAAATCTCCTTAAACAGTTCCACCATCAGCGACGGGTGTATCAGCTACTGGGGCTTCTGTAGTGACCTCTGGAGTAACTTCATCGGGAGTCTGTGAAGCCTGAATTGCGGCAGTGATATCTGTCGAAAGCTGGCGAAGTGCAGCAGACAAAGAAATATGCTTAACCTCAACGTCGGCGCGTTCTGCGAAAACCTTTTCGTAAACAGCTACAAGCCGTTGAATTTCTTGTGAAAGATCTGCTACCTTTAATTCTTTTCCGTCCATGTTTAATGTTTCAATTGTCATAATTTTCTCCTTTTTAAATGTCAATTAAATCTGATAATCTTGAACTTCGTTGTTCGAGGTTATTTATTTTTTCACCAGATTTATTATCTGATGATTTACCTACAAACGTCAAGGGTTTTATTCCTGGAGGATTTTCTACCCGTAACGCCTTCCTTTCCCATTTCAACTCTACACGCTTTCCAACACCTTCAGCTGAACGAGTTTTCAAGAATTCTAAATGAATTTCTCCTGCTGCTCTCATTACATTATTAAATATTATAGAAGCGTATATATCTGTTGTATTAATTTTACTAATACCACCTGCTATATGACTATGATTCAATTCAGATGTAGTAACCGCTGAACGGTTTTGTTGTGATGCTGATATTCCAATCATATTATAATCAACAAGAATCTCACACACCTGCTCTGTTACTTGTTTATCCTTCTCATGTACATTATCTGCTGATACCTTTTCATTTGGGTTCATCAAATCCAAATAGTCGAGAATTATTAAATCGGGAGGAAATCCCCTACGTAGTATATATTCTCGTAAAAACCCTCGTACTCTATTAGGGGTAGTTCCAGAAGGTAAACGTTCGATGTGAATATCAACTGTTTCAACTCCTGTTTGTTTTTGAATGTTTTGACGGATTTGTTCCATCATATGATCAATTTCAATCTCTCGGTTAGTTATCTCTGTTTGTTCAATACTTGTAACCATACTGAAGAAACGTTTTGCTATCATTTCTTCAGGGAGTTCAAAACTTAAATATAAAATACGAAGTCCATGATTAATGAGATAATTTAATCCAAAATTGGCCATCATAATTGACTTACCACCGCCGGAATTCGCTGAAAACAATAACAATTCTTTACGACGTAAACCACCACCAAGGATATTATCAAATTCTGTGTATCCGGATGCGAGAGCTGGGTGTTGTTTTAATCGTTCAAGTAGTTCTTTTCTATCTTCGAACAATCCAACACCAGCTTGGGTAAACACAGACGTTGTGATAGCTTCTCGAAGGTTGGATTCAATCTTTCCATAATCTCCTTTATTATATAATTCAACGGAATCGAGGATTGCTTGTCTAATCGCAGCTTTTTTACAAAAACTTTCGACTTCTGTTAATGCATATCTAGTTTGGTCTGTTGTTAATTCATGTTTGGTAAATTTTGTTCCTGATTCGGCTTCAACTTGTTCCAAGGAAGCAATTGAGTTATATTGATTGTAATAAATCAATATAAAATTGAGAGCTTTTTGCAGAGTAACGTCAAAATATTTCGCATGTATAATGGGTTCACATAACCCAAAAACATCCACAGATGATAACATATATTCAATTAATAACTTTTGCTTTGCTACATTTTCTATTTCCATATATCTTCTCTGATAATTTATTTATTATACGTTACAACACCTTGACCTTCAACAACTACATGACCATAATTGCAGGGTAAACGACTTGTTGTTGGTCCTTTCTCACGAACAGAATTCCACTTACTTGTGTGGTAACAACGAGAGATGACTTGAGAGAGAGTTTTGACGCATCAATTATATGTGTGGTATCTTTGTCATATGCTGTGTATGGGTCATCAGAGAGCAGAACGTATACTGATGATGGTTGTATTGGATAATCAACTACAATTTCACCTATCACATTAGAAATTTCAATAGATGGAGATACACTGATGATAGTGTTTCCAGTTGCGGTTTGAGTTGAATTAATAACTTGGTATTCTTTATCGTTCCCCTTTGAACCAACAACCTTGAGTGTTTTTGCTGGAAGCTGAGTAATATCTAAAAAACCAGGTACTGAAAATGTGTGTTGAGAAGTATCAACTGCAATTATGGGAAACGATTTCGTATTAGTTAAAAAGAATGTTGAACCATCAACGATAAGAGGATTTGCGTTAATATCATCATCTAAACGAGTTGTTTGAACATTCCACGATTTACCAGCAAAGAACACTTTATTAAGTAACACACCTGCCGATTGTTGTTTCCACCATGGAGATAGTGGAGAAGTGTCAGTGGTGAACGTGATTGGAAAAAGAGATATTAATTGTCCGGTAATACCTGATATAAATCCAATCTTAATTCCAGATAAATCAAACGTTAGTGGAACTGCTAAAGAAAGAACTTTCCCACCTGTTATATTTACCAAAGGAATCTGGGACGGTTGTTGAGTTAAAATTGTTTCTCTTTGAGTGTCTGTAACTGATGAACGAGCAAAACATTGAACTACTCCTGTCCTTGATTCGGTAAATGTAATATGTACTTCAAAAGGATCTACATATTGAACAGTATAATCTGTTGTCTCAATCAGAGTTCCATCTGGTAGTTTTATATGAACTTGAAGGGAAGGATTCGTTCCAAGATTGTGAACTACTTTCCACAAACGTAAAGCAACTGTTTGATATAACTTATAATAAACTCTTCGTGGTAACCAATCTTGAAGTCCAGTAGGATCTGGAGCTGGCAATTTTCCTTGGATGTAAGAAGACTTAATTCCTGTTTGAACTAATTTTCCCTTACACCCGTTTGTGATAATACAACGAGACATAATTTCCAACCCATCTATAACTTGAGGAACATCTATATCTCGTTTGCAAGTATCACAAGTGTAAGAAACAACAGCCATCGTTTTATCCTTTTATTAATTGAATCCCAGTCGTTTGAGTTATATATTCCCGCTCAACGCCGTCCAAGACTTTAAAGTGACCAGCAACAGCATGACGCTCAAGTTCAATTGTAACTTTTTCACCACCACTCATCGTCCATGGAACCAAATTTAAAATCATTCTATCTGTCATTTGTTGTGGAACAACACAATATGGATTCTTGACAAGATATTTATCATCTATCATTGGACTATCGACATCCCCTATAACTTCTTCACCGTTTATTAATTTAAATCCTTTAACTGACATGTAAAACTCCTATAACAAATAGTTGTTCATCATACTGACGAACGATGTAGTCCATGATATTTCATTTATTCCAACAACACGAGAATAAATCAAAATTAAATCATAGAGTGTGAAAATTGTTCCTGTAAAAAAGTATGCATAAGAACCAAGAAGCAATGATTCAAGGGTCCACAATATATTACCTGAAAAAAATAATAACCAAGGGATTGGTGACTGTGCGGCAATTTGTGGACTTAACAGAGTAGTAGTTCCAAATATAAACGAACAACCAACAATAAGTTGTAATAATTTTTTATGATTCGTTGTTATCGTTTGAAGATAGAACCACAACATGGAAAGATCAATCATTTTCGTACCCACGTTTGTGTTGTTTCATTCCTACAAAACCTAAAAATAACGGAATTTTAACTTGTTGTCCTAAATGAGGGACACCACCCCCGTTTATTTCATTGTAACGTTCTGTAAATTTAACTAGCATATCTTCTGACATGTCGTTGTGGTTATACTTACGGATAATCGCTCTAATTGTTTCTCCTGACCCGAAGGTATGATACACAAAATTGATTCCCTCTTTTTCTTTCGTTTCCATATCTATCTCTTTATTTGTTGTAATAATTCATTGTAATTTGGAAATGTGTTCGCATTAACAGCATAATAATATGGAATATTGTATATTATTATTTCACAACCCTCAACAATGCCCCGTTCTAGTTCGTTCTCTACGTACGAATAAATCATTAAGTCTTTAACAATATCAGCTATATTGTCTACATTCAACTCAATTTTCTCTAATAAAGACTCGAAGGTATTTTGGTATTCGGAATTTGAATTTTTTATTTCTCTGCTATATGCAAATTTAAATTCGTTTGTTGGAAAAACATAATAGGGTTGTGTTAGTTTGTTTTTAACAAAAGAACGTTCACCGTTTGCAAATATAGATCGTTGGTGAAAATTTGAAACGTTGAATTTATTGAAAAAGGCTTCGTTGAAAATATCTATCAAATCACTCTGTCGTTTGTGAAAACGAATCTTCATCTTTACAAAATCTTCAGTGTGATTTAAAAAGCCTTTTAACAGAGGTTTATCTGTCATAGACAAAAATTGATTGCAATTATTAGATAACAGCATTATTTGTTCTGCTGATAACTTGCTGTCATGTTCTTGGAAAAGTTCTTGGATTTTCATATACAAAATTATTTTTGTATATTTACAATACAAACACAGAGAGGGATGTCCCCTTAAGGGAACATCCCTCATTATCTACATGATTTTACTTATGTAGATTTTTGTTCTTTTTCACTTTTTACATCTTCAATCAACCTATTACAGTCCGAAATCAACTTCGGTACCATGTAACTCGGCCCACGTTTGATGTTGTCGATAAAGTACGCCATTTCAACTTGATAATTGTAATGACGTTCTCCTTCCAATTCTCTTGCCGATGGATCTTTCCACCTAGCCAACTGGGCTAATGGAAGACCACGAGAAGCTTCTTGAAAGGAACGGTTTAAGTAATCAACTGTCTTGTGGACGTTAACCACTCGTACTTCACGTTCACGGTTTTCTGCCATAAAATACCTCTTTGTGAGGTTAATATTCCCATTTCTGGGGCTCATTTGTGGTGAACACCACAAGATCATGATAAAATAACTCAAAGAAAAAGTCAACAAATAAATTATGGTGTTGAGGTATTTCATGTAATACAATATAATTGTGTCTATTAACTAAAAAGTTTTTTCTAAACAAAAGGTTAGAAAAACAATAAAAACAACAATAAATAAAACTCACCTATGAAAGAAAAATACAAAAAAGCACACATGAAGGTGGCATTCATTTATGCTTCCTTGTCTCACTGTATAAAAAGAAAAGTTGGTTGTGTTATAGTTTTAAACGATTCGATCATATCGTTTGGTTATAATGGAACTGAAGCAGGTGAAGACAATTGTTGTGAAGATAAGGATGGTAATACTAAACCAAATGTAATACATGCAGAAGACAATGCTTTGAAAAAACTCAAGCGAGAACACCGAACAGCCAAAGGTTCGTCTATGTTCATCACCAAACAACCATGCATTCGTTGTGCTGAAAAGATTGTCGAAGAGGGGGTAACAGAAGTTTTTTACAATGAGACGTCCAAAACTAACGACAATCGGGGAATGGATTATCTCAAGAAACACGAAATATATACTGAACAAATACAATAATTTTAACAGGAGAACAGTAAATGATTGACAACCAAGGAACCACTTTCGAAGATTCATTTTCCGAGGAAGTGTGGAGAACAACATATAAAGACCATAATGATATAACAATAAATGACACAATACGTAGAGTTGCAAAAGCTGCAGCAAGTGTTGAAGATCAGAACAAACAAGACCTGTGGGAAAATAATTTTTACGATATGTTGTCTGGGTTTAAATGTACTACTGGTGGGAGAATTTATTCAAACGCTGGTACAGAGTGGAATGGAACCACATTAATGAATTGTTTTGTGAGTCCCAGAGATAATTATGATATTGATTCTCTTGATGCAATTTTAAAAGACGTTAGTAATCAATGTCAAACACTCAAGTCTGAAGGTGGTTGGGGTCAAAACTTTTCCTTCATTCGTCCCAGAGGATCGTTCATTGGAGGAATTGGTGTAGAATCTCCTGGTGCTGTAAAATACATGGAAATTTATGACAAAACGTCTGATGTAATTACAGCAGGTTCTGGCAAAAAGAGTGAACACAAAAAAGCCAAAGGAAAGATTCGTAAAGGTGCTATGATGGGTGTTATGGACGTTTGGCATCCTGATATTATTGAATTTATCACAGCCAAACAACAGCCAGGGCGTTTAACAAAGTTCAACATTTCAGTTAACTGCACAGATGAGTTTATGGAAAAGGTTGTTAAGGTTTTAGAAATTGAACGAGATATTGAATATCTTAAAAATAAAGAAATTCAGGTTCTTGATAATAAAGATGTAACATCCAGTTCAGATTTACAAATTTCTATACTAGAAAACGAAAAAGAAATATTGGACCAGTGGTCCCTCCGTTTTCCTGATACTAAACACCCAAAATATAAGGAAGAGTGGCAAGGCAATATTAAAGATTGGGAGTCAAAAGGATACCCAACTACAACCCATAGAGTTGTTTCTGCTACTTGGTTGTGGAATTTAATTATGGAAAGCACATACAATCGTGCCGAGCCTGGAGTTTTATTTTTAGACCGTGCAAACTATTTTGGTCCATTAAATTACCTTGAAACAATATATGCCACAAACCCTTGTGGAGAACAGACACTAGCTCCGGGGGGTGTTTGTAATTTGGGTTCGCTCAATCTAACTCAATTTATAAATAAAGACAGAACTGGTTTCGATCTTGAAAAGATTGCAAAATATACAAAATACTTAAATCGTTTTCTGGATAATGTGAGTTCATTATCAAATGCCCCTCTTCCTGAATACACAGATTCCATGAAAAACAAACGTAGGGTTGGGATTGGAATTCTTGGTTGGGGGTCAGCTTTGTTTATGTTGAAAGTTCGTTTTGGAAGCGAACAAGCAGCTGAACTTCGTGAACAAATAATGAGTACAATTGCAAAAGAAGCATATAAATCCTCTATTGATTTAGCAGAAGAGAAAGGAATGTTTACATACTGTAATCCTGAACTTCATGCTAAAGGTCCATTTATTCAAAGTTTAAATTTATCAGCAGAGTATATGAAAAAACTACAAACAACAGGAATAAGAAATTCGTCCCTGTTATCAATCCAACCAACAGGGAATACAAGCATTCTTGCAAACGTGGTTTCGGGCGGTTTAGAACCAATTTTCATGCCTGAATACATTAGAACCGTTATTGTTGGAACAATGCCGGAAGAAATTGCTGATGTGTGTCCTAAATGGTATGAAGGTGCTTGGCACGAAACAGAGATGTTTAAAATTGCACTGGAAGGTGATGAAGAGATTCTTCGTGGAGTTGGTCCAAATGGAACGGTCTACAAAATTGACAAAAACCGAGGATTGACTAAAGAGGTGTTATGTCAAGACTACGGAGTTCGTTGGTTGAGTGAACGAAATGAATGGGACCCAAGTGCAGATTGGGCAGTAACAACACTAAATCTTGGCGTGAATGACCACGTTACTGACCTTAAAGGTTTTGCTCGTTGGGTAGACTCTGCTATGTCTAAAACAGTGAATGTTCCAAATGATTACTCATTTGAAGATTTCCAAAACATTTACCTTGACTCATTTAATAGTGGAGTTGTTAAAGGTGTTACCACATATCGTTCCGGGACAATGACAACTGTGTTATCTGCAAAAGAGGAAACATTAAATGGGGAAGAAGAGATTATCCTCGAAGACGTTAAAGTTCCAAATCAAGCACCGGCAATGGTGAGCACGATCAAAGCTGATGGGAAGAAGTGGTATTTAACTACTATTCTTGATAATTCTGGAGTTCGTCCAATTGCGTTCTTTGTTCACACGAACCATTATGAAAAAACAGTAACAACTCATGATGCTGTTGAACGTTTAATAAAGTTAGCAACCGATAAAGGCATTCCAAGTAAGTGGATTGAAGATACCCAGAAAAAAATGGACATTGATAACAATCCAACCAAAATCGCCAGGGCAATTAGTTTAAACCTTCGTCACGGTGTACTTATTAAAAATGTCGTAGCTGTCCTTGACCACGTTGAAGACATTTATGTTGGCTCATTTTTATTCCAAATTCGTAAATTTTTATCAACATACATCAAAGATGGAGAAAAAGTTGAAGGAGAAAAATGTAGTAATTGTGGCGGAACTAACATAATTTTCAGTGAAGGATGTAAACGCTGCAACAATTGCGGGTCCAGCCGTTGTGGGTAATCATAACTTCAGCGGGGAATTTTCTTCCATACAAAATTCCCCGCTGTTTTACTTCTACCACACAAACAGGTATGTATACAGATATTAATTCACCATCAACAGATAGTTGAGGTTGGTAATTTTATAAACTTTATACATCAACGTATCCCCAGTTGTTGTACATGTATTTATAGTGGATGTTGTGAGGGTAAATAAATTGTTAGTAAATAAAATGAAGAAATAGGAAAACACAATGTGTGATGATAAATTGTTTTTAAAAATGAAAGCACGACAGGTAAAACCAGAACAGTTACACTGCACCCAGAGTTCTAGGTGTTGGTGTAACCAACTGTCCTTTCGGTTTCCTCTCAACCAAATACAAGACGATTGTATGAGTCCTCAACAGATGTTAGACACATTTGAAAGTCAATTAGATAGACATGATAAAATCTATCTAAATAATCTACTTAACCGAGAATTTATTAATAATTAAGGAATATATGCAAGAATTTATTCAATTGAAATTTCTTTTTATAGACGAAGATAACCATCACCACAAATTAACATTCGATTCAATCGACGGAAAAAATACTGAAGTTATTGAATATAGTGGAGATAAACAACTACTTAAAGATAAATGGAACACAATCAAAAAAGAAATTGAATTTTTTTTAGATTAGGATTTTGGTTTCTCTCGTTCCATATAAACAAGTAAACTTTCAGGTGATCCACAACTATCTCTCCAGGAACACACAGAGAGAGCTGCAGTTGAACAATCATCTAAGCCATAACAAAATGGCGGTTCTGGTTTTCTGTGTTGTTTAATTTGTTCAAGTAAAAAACACCTGGACTTCATTCGTCTGTTTGATTAGTGTGTCTACATCATTCGTTCGTCGATAATCACCAAGAGAATTATTAATGGATGCAGATGCATCCATTAAAACTTGAAGTAAATCTGATTGTTGAGAATTTTTCATTTTAATAATCTTCTTCATCGTATTTGTTTGATTTTTTGATATCATAATCATCTTCGATATCATAACTAACAACATCTTCAGCCCATTCAGCCAAATTATTAAATGTCATGTCTTCTACTGGATCATAAATTTTACCATTTTCCAATATTTCAATCCCATAATCGTCCATTAATTCTTCTGGTGTTGCTTTTTTTGCATAATTTACTAAACGATTAACTTCATGGTTGTTGCGTTTCATTTTAAAAAATATTCTCCAAAATTAAAATTTAATAATCAAATAAACGAAAGTAATAAGTAATACAAGATTTAAAACAAAACTGGCGTATACCCAATTGACTAATGGTTGAATTTGTTTTGTTGTTTGTTGAATAATAAGTTCACTGGCTTGTTCCATTGACTGTTTGTGTGCGTCAGGGGTAATAATATCATCGCTGTATGTTTTCATTTTTTGTCCTTTGATTTTTATTTGTGGTGTCCAATAATGCGTTTATTGCATTAAGACTAACGGCTTTGTTGGGTTCAGTGTCAGGAAAGTTCTGAATGTGTGTTTTCATTTGAATCAAATCATTTTCCCCATCAACCCCTATTAAACCAACTAATGCAGAACGTAACACAGAGATTTGTTGTTCAGCTTTTCGGAGTGGGTGTTGTTCACACACTCTAATGTGTTCAGTTAATATATCACTCCCAAATGCCGGAGTGTCTTGAGGATATTCGTGTCCACAATATACACAAGTAAGTATTCGTCCGGTCATTTTTTCAAAAATCCGATTAAAAATTGAACAACTTGATAAAGCCTTGCCTTCTCTTCAACAGTTCTGGCTAATGAATCTATCCATTCTAAGTCTGTTAAATCACCAACTAACTCATCATACTCCGCTTGAGTAATTGCACCCGAATCGAGAGCTGTTTTGGCTCTTTGGGCTTGTTGACCCAAAAATACAGCCGTTTGGTCTGTTGAAGAAAGTATGTCGCTGATATTCATGTTTATTGGTTCCTTTTAGATGTAGAAGACCTCATCGCCGTTTCTGCAGATTGTTGAATGATATCAAGTTTAATTGAACAAAATGTTTGGGGCATATTCCCCTTATCCACGGACACATTAAGTTCATCTACCATTTTTTTGATTTCTGTGGCCATTTGAAATGTTTCTTCGTTATACGGTTCATATTTTGTATATATTACAGCGAATGCAGAATCGTCTCGAAGTCGTGAAGCGTAATATCTAACTTGCTCCTGATTACCACAAACTTGTTTTGCCTCCATTGCTTCTGCTGCGATGCGAGTGAATGTAGAATATTCATTAGCATCATACTTGGCACCAACTACAGAACATCCCGTTATCACAGAGATTAGTCCTATCATTAAAAATTTATTCATCGTTTGTTTCTCCGTTTGCCTCATTTGTGACACCAATTCGGTGTCGAATACAATATGATACCCATAGTGGATGTTCAGCTAACGCTTTAAAATCAATGTTATTTGGCATGGGTTGGACATTAACAAGTTCTTCCGCTATGATATTTAGGAATATTTTCACGGAACAGATTAATCATTTCTTGTATTGACTTATCCATATTTTTTTAATACCTCTTTAAGTTCGTTTATGTAAACATTCACTCTTTTTTCAGGGAAAGTCAACAAATTAACATATTCTTCCCTTTGATCTAAAGCACTTTGTAACTTTTGTTCTACTTTATGTTTCTCATCTTCAGTAAAACGATATACCGGAAGTGACGATATATAGTCAAGATAAACTATTCCAATATATTCAAGATATTCTTCCAGTTCACTTTTTGATTTTGTTCTTGTAGCAACACCATTAACGTTTTTTTCAATCGCTGTGATCACATCTCTAAATTTTTGAATTTCAATATCAAGTAAATCTACCAAACGTTGATACCGTTTGGTGTAAAATGCTAATCTCCAGTCTGTGAACTTTTGTATAACATCAACAAAGGTAGTATTTAAAACTGTTTCACCATCAAAATAAACTACATTCATGATTTCTGTTTCAGCATTGTATAACTGCAACAGTTTAATCATATCTTCATTGCTTGTTTTATTTACAAAACCGCGTGCAAATTTTACAATAATGTCTATCTTGTCTTTTGATAAATCATCATATCCAACAATCTTGAAATCTTCTTCCAAACTATCCAAATGTTCTACATATTTTTTATGAACAACACCATATGGAAGTTTAGTTATTTGGATTTCTGATGAATTTAGTTGTTTAAATTCACCCTCAAACACATAGCGAGAGTTTGTTGTTTTAACATCGTCAACTTTTGATACAGCTCGGCATTCAATCGGTTTAAAAAACGGTAAAACTTCATTAACTGTCTTTTTATTTAAATGAGAAAGTTGAGCATTTATTATATCTTTTAAATCAAAAGGAAGGATATTACACTTAAACCCTCCAGTCATACCAAAAGAAGGATTAAGTAAAACAATAGGAACCAGAGGAAGAAAGTATAACGGTTCTTCCAGAGTGTCATCGTAATTGGGTTGCATGGGAATTATTTCAATGTCCCTAAACACAACATCTTTTGTAAACTCCGATACTTTAACACTTGTATACCGAGGTGCACCATAGCTTCCAGGAGCTAACATGGTTCCAAAAGCTCCATACCCAGTAAGCAATGGGATATTGTTACTCCAAACCCCAGCCATATTACTCAACACGTCAGATATTTCCGAGTGCGGATGGAGAGGCATAGTTGCACCAGCAAGAGACGATGTTTTCATCTTGTCCCCATTTCTTCCTATCCACAATCCCCGTCTTTGACTAGCTTTTAATCCATCAGACAAATGAGGAATGGCTCTATCAGAAATTGTATATAAAAAATATTGTTTACGTTGATCTTTAATGTATTCAGAACTTACTGGGGTGATCATAATAACGTACTCATGTAACCGAAATATGGTAATGATCCAACGATAAGCATACATGCAAAAGGATTCCAACCAGCAAAGGCAGGGAATACTACTATCATCCATATCAAAGATAATAGTATTAACATAAGTTGTGATTTCATAGTCCCCTCTCGTCTAAAATATCTTGGAAAGATTTTGGAGTGTAATTTAAATGTTCCACACTCACGTTAATGTGTCTCGGGTTTTCTGTTTTTTTGTTATGAATGTGTCCATGAATCTGAAACCAACCAGTAGGGATATCCCACCAAGGGTGGTGAGATATTGCAAAATTTCTTACAGTCTTGATGAGATGGATTTCATCGAAATTGTATCGAATTGGGGTTTTGCTGTGGTAATCAAAATCGTGGTTTCCCATAATTAAGATTTTATACCCTGGAAGCGATGATAATATCTCATCGTTGATACGTGTTGGGTTTCTCATAGCAACATCACCAACCCAAATAACAATATCGTCTTCCTTGACACCATTCACGTAATTATTAATCATACGAACATCCATTTCAGCAACCGTGTTAAATGGACGATCACAATACTTGATGATGTTTTGGTGTCCGAAGTGAGGATCACTCCAAAATTTTAATTTGCACGGATCCACTTCATCAAGATTTATTTCTGTATTCTTAATGAAAGACTTATGGTTTTTATATGGATTTATATTCTTAACCATAGGACTAAACGGGAGTGTGTCGTCCCGTTTAGTTAACTGCCCAAGTAAATGAGTCCGTGGTTCAAAGTTTTTCATTTTCCGTATTCTCAATCATCAACGAATAATCTCTCAATAATTCATCTAAAGTCAACGACAACACGCCGATGTGAGCCATCACCAAATTTAAATTCAAAGGATTTTTTTTAATCTGTTCAAACGATTGAGCGATTTGAGACGCCCGTTCTTTAAGTAATTCTGATTTCGATGGTTCACTCATTTTAAATATCCTCTGTTTTGGTGGATAACCAGTCTTTTCTCGCTTGGGAATCTTCACTGAATAATAACTTCATTACATCTTTCATATTTGAATCTCCTATAATTGGAAGATAAAAACGTTCATCGTTTATTATCATCTCCCAATCTTCTTTTTCCATTGACCCTAAACCTTTGAAGTAACTAATTGTCCAACCTTTATACTTATCTCTTTGTTTTTCGTAATCTTTTTTAGTTGTAAAATGAACTCGCTTGTTTCCTTTAACAGCACAAACGTTAGGAGCAATCAATCTATAAAAATATGGTGGTTGTTTTGGATCAAATAATTCCGGCCAAAATTCATAAAACAAACAAACGAGAGTTGTGATAATGTCAGAACCATCCGGGTCTGCGTCAGTCGCAATTACAACACCTTTACCAAATCGAAGTTCTTGTTTGTAAACTTTTTGTCCTGGGACCAATCCAATTGCAGCCAACAAATCTTTCAATTTTCCCATTTGTAAAACTTGAGCAACTGTTGAACCATAAACGTTGTTAATCTTTCCACCAAGCGGAAAACTTCCGATTGTTCCAGGATCTCTCACTTCCACTAAACTACTCGCTGCTGATAGACCTTCTGTAATAAACAATTTACATTTCATTCTTTCACGTCCAACAGCATCCAACAAGCCTGGAACTTTCTTCTTGAGCGTCTTTTTAAATTCTTCGCTTGCTTTCTTGTTCGCATTCGTATGATGACGTTCATTAGCACGCTCAAGAACTAGAGATAACCACTCTTTATTTCTTTTTGAAAATAAAGACCACCCACTTGAAATTAAATTGTCCAATTCTTTACGAAGATTTGGTCCAATCAGACGAGTTTTGCTTTGACTGTCATACACTGGGTCCGAAATTTTCAAAGAACCCAATACTAGGAGATTTTGACGAATATCATTCTTTGTGACTTCAGCACCCAACTTCTTTGCGTCTTTTCGCAAATGTTCAACTGTTGCGTCAACAAAAGCATTTACGAATTGTGTATTACACATCCCCCCATCATACAACAAAGAACTGTTAACCCAAGTAAACACTTGCTCATCTTGTCCTTTATATTGATCTAGAATAACAAAAAATTCAAATCCCTCTATCCCAAATCTGAAATATTCATTTGATATTTTCTTAACAACATCCTCTAGTCCATTTTTAAAATTAAACTTTTCATTGTTGTAAAAAACTGTTGTATTGGGATTATTGAAGGCCACCTCAATCGCTCTATTTCGCATTACCTCTGAAGGTAGTTCGACGTCTTTGTACACTTCTGGATCAAGACTGAATGAAATCGTTGTTCCCGTCTCTCGTTTGTTTGTTTTTTTAATCGTGGGGGGATGAATAATTTCAACACCATTACTAAATTCTTGAATATATTCTTTTCCATCACGAACGATTTCAATTTTAAATAACGTCGAAGTATATGCTGTCGCTGCGGCTCCAATCCCGTTTTGTCCTATAACTCCTGTAACTTTTTCATCCTTAAAATTTCTTCCAGACCTCAAAGACCCAAACACAACTTCTGGTGTGTGTTGCCCAGTTTCCATTTTTCCAATTGGCACACCTCTCCCATTATCTTTTATACTATAATAACCGTTTTTGGTATCAGATACGATAGTCAATTCTTTATTTTTAATTAACAAATGAGAAAACTCATCTATACAATTATCTATAATTTCTCCAACTGCTTTATATGCAGCAGGAATAAAGGTAAATTCGCTTAACACGAGAGATTCTGCAAAAATTGGAATTCTAACTGTAGTTGGAACTATAGAACCAAAATAGATTGGTAATCTCATTCTTACGTGCTCTCTGTCAGAGAGCACAACAATATCTTTTTCGGTATATGTTTTATTTTTTTCCATTTACTTTTCTGTTACAATCATAGTATAACAATTATATCATATATTAGAATAAAAATCAAATGAAACGTTTAACTTATGAAGAATTTATAAAGCCTTCGTAAAAGAACAAGAAATATTAAAAACCTTCAACGGTAAACAATATAAACTCAAAAAACGTTTTGGAGGACACAGCGAGTGTCTGAATTTAACAGATGAATATATCTGTTATATCCAAAACCTTTTAAACTTCAGTTCGTTGTCTTAATTATTTTTACCTTAGATATCGTATGTTTTATGCATGTCTTCCCAAGTGGGTTTGTACATCTTTTCCCACTTTTCAAACTCTTCGTTTTCTTTTTTAATTCGTTCACGGACCATGTCTTGAAACTCTTTCGTTTGAATTCGGTCGAGTATTTGTTTGAGCACTTCATCCGCGTGTGCTTTTTCAGCTTCTGTAATCATTTCCTTTTACTCCTTTCGCATAACAAACTCACACGTAGTTCCGCTTCAAACCCATATACAACATTTTCCATTAACGTCTTCATTACAAATAACTTTCCATATTTTACGATTGCGTCGTTAACATCTTTACAATCGTCAAAAGGAAGAACACAAACACCCCAACCATGTTGAATTCCCTGAAGTGCTAACAATCCACCGTCACCTTTCCTGTCAGGAATTACAACTTTTTTTCTTGGAGAAGCATTTATAAGTGATATCTGATGTGTAGACATTTCATTACCAAATACTGCAACTCCTTCTATATGAAATGCATCAAAAAACCCTTCTACTACAAATAACGGTTGTTCGGTGTTCGAAAACAAATGATCAAATCCGTAAATTACCGAACCTTTTGATACACTTTCAGAACTTAAATATTTTGTTTTCTTTGAATCTGTTAAATCTCTGCCTTGCCAAAAAACCAATCTGTCGTCTTTGTATATTGGAATAATTAATCTGTGTTTCCACATATTTTCCAATTTTGTTCCACCTTTGGACAAATAAAACTTATAATCATCAATATCTATTCCACGAGTAAGAAGATATTCCTGAGCAATTTGGCTCCACACATCATCCTCATCTTGTATAACTCTATAGAAATGTTTTGGAAGAGGTATCGTGTTAATTGCTTGAAATGTTGTTTTGGTTGGTGATGAAGTTTTTTGTAACTTTTTCCTTTTAAACAACTCAAACTTTAGTTTTGTTATAACGTCTTCTGGAACTCCGAATGAATCTAAAACTTTTATCATATCATCAGATAAAAACCCAATCTCTTCATCATAAGTAGCTGCTATGGAACAATTAAAGCAGTGGTATGAAGTTTTTACATCTTCAAACTTCCACCCACCACGCTTTTTATATTTGTGGTCATTACATACGGGACAGCGAAGAGTATACCAACCTTTCGGTGAGGTTTTACTGGGCAATGGGATATATTGCCTAACTATACTCTCAACACTGTTCATAGAAAAGAACTATTCCTATACCGTAGTAGCTTCTAGAACTGCTTCTTTTGACTCCACAACTGTCTTGGTTTTCTTAACCTTCGGTGGTTTAGGAGCATCTGCGAGTTCTTTTGCTTTAGCTATATTTTTTAGACGTTTGTTGATTTGATCAGAATCCATCCAAAAATCTTCACCTTTAATAATTTGATTAACTTCATCAGGAGTCAAAAAAGGAACACAGACATTCTTTAGAAGATTGTTGTACAGTTGGATAGCAGCAGTCAGTTCTTTGAATTGTTCGTTCCCTTTTGCACCTGAAGAACCACCACCTGAAAAATCGTGGAACATCATTCGACAGTTTTCATGAACAATGTGTTGGTCTGCTGCAAGAAATATAATTGCTCCCATAGACGATGCTTCAGCTTCTAATACTGCTACGATGGTTGCATCTGATGAACGTAAAGCATTGACAATTTGAATGCCTGTATCCAATCTTCCACCCGGAGTATTTAAACAAATAAACACCATATCATCAGCTCCCGCATGACGAATTGTGTGAATCATGTCTGTGTATTCGCTAGGCTCTCTAATTGTTGAACTAATGTAAAACCAATATTCGGTTGCTTGATGGGTATGACTGTATAACGTGAATGCGGGTGGGCTTTGTAAAGGGAGGTCATCAAAATCTTGTTCGGAATTTCTACTTGAATGCTTTATAATTTTTTTCATATTATTTATTCCTTAAGTGGTTATTAAGTATTCATTATACAGGATAATTTCAAAAGAAGTCAAGAAAAGAAAAAGGGGGACCGAAGTCCCCCTTTTTGAAACGTTGTGTAATAAGGCGTTTCGCACCCCATTAACGGTCAAGCCGCTAAACGAGTTTCCCCGTAGAATGAATCATTTGCATTTATATGCTTTGCTATCTTAACGTCATTCGCCTGACGAGTTGCTTTATTAAGTACTCATTGTCCCAATCGAAACCATGACGGCCCCCTCAAAAATACACAACACTGGCCCGGATTACTTTACATGACTCATATTACAATGAAGCATGATTTCATTTTGTCCTGTGCACTTTTGGTGGAGCCGAGGAGAGTCGAACTCCTGTCTTGAAACCCTTTCCAAAAGAAAGTTTACAACCATTGCAAAATAATTTTAAAATTGCTTTGCAATGGCAACTATCCTCTGACTAATCCAATAGCTAAACCATAAAATGATAAAGCTAGAATTAAAAATCTGATATTCTTTACATTATTTAGGTGATAATAACTGATAGCCCCAATATTCAATGATTTCTTTCTTAGGTTCAAAGAACTCATTAATTCTACTAACGATATCTGGATAGTATTCTATAAATCGCTTAAACTTATCATCTGCATCATTTTTGAGCTCTTTGACTTTTTGTCCTTTTATCCAAAGTTCTGATGAGAAATCAATATACTTTAGTTCAGGGAGCCATAGAGCCATTTGATCTCGATGATATTCCGGTCTAGCAATAAAATCCTCATAAGTCATCACATAAGCAGTATCGCCTAAGAGTGCGATATTATCTCTTTGCACCTCAAGTGTACGTGTTACGTGGTAACAAATTTGATCTAATTGTCGAATAGGATCCATTTGAAATGTAGCTTTACGGAAGATAGATTCTACGTAGTGGTAAGGATTTCGAACTGATAGTATCCAGTTTAAATCATTAAAGTGAGGTAACATAGATTTAATTCTAAATATATCAGCTGGTGTCTTTTGCATTTTAATAGTGGCATATGGGTTTGTATTTCCCCAATTCTCTTCCCAGCGTGATTTAATCCAAGGCCAGTTATAGTTAGCTGGATCAGAATACACATGTTCCATATTCGCTTCAATTGAATGAGGTCCGTTTAATTTAAAATAACCTCCTGGCGCACAGATATTTCCTTCAACAAAATCCTTTTTACCATTAAATTCATTAGGACTTACTAAAGGTGTTATGTGTGGTACTGTTTCTAGAAGTGAATGTAGTAGTGTACTGCCACAAAAGTTAGGAATCGCTAGGAATAGATAGGTCATTATTAATTTAGATTAAAGTTAAGTGATGCCACCATAGACTCGGGTATTACCAGATACCCAAGTAATTGCATTACCATTAGTATTGATAGCGAGGCCATGGCCTCCACCATTACCACCAGCAGCAGCCATACCTCCACCTTTACCACCCTTTCCACCACTAGCACCACCTCCACCACCTCCACCACCACTCCCATAAGGAGATCCATTACCTCCATTTTGTCCAAGCCCGCCGCCATAGGCTATATGCACTCCTCCACCGCCATTACCGCCGTTAACCAAACCACCATTATTACCGTATTGGTAGCCATTTCCACCTACACCAGAGATAGATCCAGCACCTCCACCACCGCCATCACCGTTAGAGCCTCCACCACCTCCACCACCGCCGCCGCCACTATAAATATACCCATTAGCATTAGTGATGGACACAGGCCATTGGAGGTTTATGCCAGGTCCACCGGCTATACCAGGAGTACCAGTAGCGAAGGTTGTCGAATTACCTCTACCACCTTTACCACCAGCACCAGCTATGTATCCATTATTTACAATAGAAATGGTGTCACCAGTCGCCCAACCACTACCAGTATCCAATGAATAGGTAGTTCTACTAGTAGATCCAACCACTACACCACTGTTGATTGTTAAATTAATAGTGGAAATACCAGCTCTATAGTTACTACCTCTATTAGTATAGATATTATAATTCTTAACATTACTAGCTATGGTAATATTAATCACATTACTATTGCTGTGTGATTTACCATATCCGTTTGCTAGTGATATTGAACCACTTGGAATACCGAATAAACTACGTACTGCTGCATCGTTTAATGAAATAGTAGCTGACGCTGAATAACCTAATTCTACGTCTACTTCTCCTAAATCTATAGCACCACTAGCTGGTAATGTCATAATGAATCCTCTTATTGTGTAACTGGCGACCCATCAGCATTAGTGACAGCCACACCGAATGGATTGGTTATTACTGAGGGAGGTATTGGCCAAACTACAGTAGTTGGGAATCCAGATTGTGTTGGTAGATTCCGTAATGCTTCACGATATGTAGCCCAATTAGTAGAAATAGGAGCTGCAGGCGAGTCAGGCAATTGCGTTTTGTCTGTAAGTGCTAATAGACGATTTCTAGCACGTCTAATTGCCAGTCCCATATCACTAACAGTAGGAGGCGTGATTAAAGACTGTAATGTAGCTTCGTTAGTGGCTGTAACTGGAGTCTGTGCTGCAATGTAGTTATCATAGTAGCTATCCAATAATGTGGTTAATGCAGTACCTTCAGGGTATAAGCCATTTACAATAGGTAGAGGAAAATTAATGTTATTGCCATTAATATTTAAAACGATAACGCCATTTTTAATAGAAGTAATTGTGTAGTTAGACATCTGTATTCCTTATAAATTTGTATTAGGGTAAGGTAATTCTTTACCACCATTGAAATCTTTAATAGATTCAATGATGATGGGTAATAGATATTCTTTGAAATCTATATCTGTAGCAGGATCAAGTCCACATTTTCCTGTTAAGCTATCAATACTATCATCATTTGCTGGTTTAATTATCTTGTATTCAAAAAGTAATTCATGATTACCATCAACTGATACAATAGATACATTCCAGAAATCTAGAACTAAACCAGCGTAAGGACCTATATTAACAATTAGTCTAAGGTCATATATATTTGGTCTAACTACAAAGTAAGGTTTCATGATTTTATTATCACTATTAATTTCTGAATTTTCAAGTAGCTGCTAATCCATATCTATCTAGACTAAGACTACCTCTCACAGCAGCTACACAAGGAGTGTTGTCGCAAATGAAGGGATGGGAGTCGGCATTAGTATCGCGGTATTCCCACTCGTGAGGAGATTCCAACCGGTCTAGTAAAGTTGGCTCGGGCTTACGCTGGACTTCCGGCAGATTTTTCATTTGTTTGGCCTCGTATGTATTAATATCTATTTATGTTAATTCATTCAAAGTATTGTAATTTTAATCTATCAGTTCACATAATTTTTGTCTGTAAATATCGTAAGAACCTTTTAATTAAGTTTGGCGACGAAATTAAACAGTTATTATCGAGGTCTGATCAATCCAAATCTTATAAAATCAAAACTATCGAGGTAGATCAGGATCACGTCCACATGATGATTGATTTCACTCCTGGAGAAACTGTTCAGAATATTGTCAAACAGTTAAAATCTTACACTGTGTTTCATATTTGGGACAGGTATCCAGAGTTAGAACATCAATTCTGGAAAAAGAAGATGTTTTGGTCAGATGGATATTTTGCTTGTTCAGTTGGAGACGCAAGTAGAGAAACAATTCAGCGTTATATTGAAACTCAAGGTGGTCGTCCACAACTAATTCATCCCCGATGCTGAAGCATCTGGGGTTTTCTTAGTTGAGAGATTGATAAATCACTAAAGTAATTATACAACATGATACGTTTTCGTCAACAGTTTAATTAAACCTTTTTAAAACCAAGAAGGTTAAATCATCTGTTTCTTCACCACTCTCAATTTTAAAGTGTTTATCCATATATTTAATTGGAAAATATTTGTTCCCTGGATATGTTCCTTTAACAACTGTTAAATAAATTGTGTTTGTCCACGCCAAAGCTTCCAAAAACACCTTTTCTCCACCCAAAATAAACACACTTCGAGTTTCTTCATTCGGTAGTTCTTCGATAACACTTCTAATGAATGGAACAAACTTAACAGAATCATCAGAAGGGAGTCCTTCAGTCTTTGATGTAAGAACATATGAATCTCTTCCAGAAAGTAAAGGTGTTGTTGGATCACCACCTCGAGATATCTTCATCTTCAGAATTTCTTCGTATGTTCTATATCCCATAATACAGATGGAATTGTCGGTGACTTTTTTAAAATGTTTAAAGTCGTCTTTTGCAAATGGTTGGTCTTTCCATGGGATATCTCTGTCATTTCCAAACACCCCATTTTTGTCAACTGCAACGATTATATTAAGAAACATATCCTGTCCAAGTATTTTCATTTTGAGTGAGATACCTCTTCTACCAAACTGTTAAAATCTTTTAAAATATTTTCTGGTAATATATAATGAAATGTTATTTGGAGACCAGTGGGAACCAAGTTCATACCTCATTCCAATTCATCCTTAGCCACATTATTTGGTCCACAGGTAATTACTCGACTCAAATCGATCAATCTTTCACTTTCAGGTAATTCGATAAACTTACTCATTTTAATGTCTCCAAAATTCGAATGTAATCATTATACATTATTCCATTATTGTCGTCAACTAAAACTCTATGTTTTTGAGGGAACTGTTTGATGGATGTGTCGTCATCAATCGAAACCCATTTAACAATTTCTGGATGTTCATTAAGCCAATCTTGAATTTCTTCAAATCTGGATCTGTGTGGATGGTATTTCGTCACATGTGATCCTGATTCAATGTTCCTGGGAGTACACCAATGATCGTGTAATGTAACTTTGAGACCGTTCACGCCAAATAAAGCCAAAATCTCTTCTTTTGTGTGTAACTCGCGCCACGTTGATGATATAACAACTTCCGCATTAGTAATTTCAATCGCTTGATTTAACATTGTAACAGCGATAGGGTCCATTCTCCAATATGAGATGAATGGATGTAAAACGTCTTTTAAATGTTCAGGCATTTTTGCATGAAGTTTATTTTCCGGGAACAACATTGCTCGTGTTGAGAACAACGGTCCATCGAAGTCAAGAAAAATAATTGGTGTTGTCATTTCAGTAAGTATTCCAGTGTCTTATATTTAACATATTGGTGTAATGATTTTCTTGCGGAATCTTCATCGCTTTTGTCTATATTAGACAACATCTTTTTAATGAAATAACTCGATCTTATTATGTACCAAGCCCTTTTGACTTCTATTATATTTTGTTCTCGTCATTTTGTTCCGTGAGTTTCCGCCCAATCTAAATTTAAATCTTCCGAATATTCTTCAACAATTTCTAAAGGAAAATCAAACTTTGGAAGATTGTCAATATTAAAATTACCAATATTATATGACAAAGTAATGTGGGGGTCATATTTATCATAATCGTACGTAGCTTCATGTTCTTTCATATATTTTTCATGAAGATCTTTTAGTTCTGGACAATTAATTTTCATAATCAAACAATTCCAAGGCTCTGTTGTCTTATCCGTTGGAGAAGTTTTCCACACATGATAACCTATGAACTTGGCTTCCATTGGTTCTTCCAACATCCCTCGTGGTTCAAAGTCAGGAAGAAATTTCCGACTATATAATACAGTGGTATGAATCTTTTCAGGAGCAACGGGGTTTGGAACCTTGTATTTCTTTAAAAAAGTTTGAATGTGTTCAATCGTTTCAGGTGAATAATTGACTCCAGCATAAGTTCCTTTTTGTTGTTTTCTTTTTTCTTCAAACAAATTAATTAGTCTCATATATTAAATCCAATTCTCTGGTCTTTGTATTTACTCAATTGTCAAAGTCCTGTAATAGTTTTGTCCTTTTGTGAATTCTCCATCTACTATATGTTGTCCACCCCGATACAACAACGTCTGGCGTGGAATGAATGTATCAGAATCCATTGTTGGACCAGCTAACATAATCATTGTGTAAGGTGACCAAATAAATCCCACATCCACTTCCCCCGTGCCTTTGTATCCAACCAACACAGAAGCATTTGTTAATTTAGTAACAACGTACACTTTTATGGTTTCATTTAAAGTACCAACGAAAGTAAGTGCTGCTGATGATTTGCTAATACGTTTAAATTTACATGATGGATGTTTGGTAGACGCCAACAAATTATACGTATCATAGTCTAATACCACCCAATTACCAGTTCCGCGTCTGGTGTCATCGGCAATTGAATTTGCAAGTCTAGTAATATTCGAAATAATCTCGTTTTGATTAAACTCAACAGATTTTGTTTGATTTAATGTTATTTTCGAACTTTCTGCAATTGAAGATATGGTGTCCAAGACGTCTGTTGTAAGTTCATAAACAAGTTCATCTGCTAACAGACGAGTTATTTCCTGTTCAGCGTTTACATTGGATAGAGAATGTAAATCTTGTTTTGCTTCCACTGCCCACGATGTGTGTAATTTACGAGTATGGGCTTCAACCACACTTGAAACAACTTGAATAGTCTTCCTGTTTGGTTTTGGGTCTAGTTCAGAAAATTGTAAATTATACACACGACTAACTGGATCTTGTATAGGTTGAACACCAACTAACTCTTTCAACGCCATCTTATCCAGCACTTGTTTTACCACACTCAAAATAAACATATGTTTTTTTAAGAATGGTGGTTTTGTAAAACAAAAGGTGCTACACCAAAATCCTTTATATTTTGTATTATCGTTGTACGTGTCGTGCTGAATAAGATGTTTTCGTTCGTTGTCTAATAACGTTTCGTATATAATCACCTCTTGTGTTGTTTTATTTGATAGAAGTTCTTTTTTGTATTTTTTCCAAGCTCGTGCTTCTTTCCAATCATAAACTTTTTCTATTATTTTTTTCATTTTTATTTCCCCCAAAATATCTTAACTATTTAGATATTAAAAACTGTGAGTTACCTTAAATTACGTGGATTAGAACATACTGTGTCAAGTGCTTTGAAAAAAGCAACTCTTACAAAAACAACGTTCTTGAACTTCTGATATTAAAACCATTCCGTCCTCGTTTGGACCCGGAAAAGCGTTACCAATTAATTCTCTCCGGTCCGGAAGTGCTGTGGCAGTATACATGTTCCCATTATAATAAAACCGTTAGACGGGTCTGTTATAACTATTCCACATGCATCACATATTGGATTTTCTACTGTTTTCATATTTTATCTGTTCATAAAACCAAAATTTGATTCATCGTTATTAACTGATGATACTTTTACATCCATCATCTTTTTTAGACGAGCTAATGCTTCTTCATACTTTACTTCAAACACTTCAACAGAAACAATCAACTCTTTCATGTGGGCAATGGAAAAACCTTTTGTGTCACCCACCCACGTACGTAATTCTTCGGGATTGTGTGAAAGTCTTGAATTTTTAGCCCGAAAATATGCTTCTCGGGCTTCATTTGATGGCATTCCAATTTTCTTAACCAAATCAAACCGACTTGGACGATTGATAAACCGCTTATCTAAACGTTCTGGGTAGTTCGTGGTTGCGATAAACAACACATTATCAATTTGAAGTTCACCATCCAGTAGAGCTAACAACGAACTCTCTCCGTGTGCATCAATAATTGAATCAATATCTTCAAGTATAATCACAAGTGGACGATTAGGTTCAATTTGACGCAGTAATCGAAGACCTTTAACATCATAGGATGGAGTATTAATGTATAATGCAACACCACCTGATTTTACAACGAATTGAGATATTTGTTGAACACATACTGTTTTTCCACTACCTGGAGGTCCCCACAGCATAATTCCACGTTTCCACATAAATCCAAATTTTCGGAAATGTTGCTCCTTATTCCAAAAAGATTTAACCTCTTTGATGACTGCTTCCGCCGCTGAATCGGGAAGTTCCAATAAACCATCCAGATTTGTAGTTACAGCGTGAAAATGAGTTCCAATTGAATCCGAATGTTCAACTGTATATTGTCCAGGGGGGAGAATTTTTTCAGAATACTCACAAGGACTAAACCTGTCTCCACCATATACAGCCCACATCTGTGCGCTTACCTTTGCCTCTTCCGTTGTTTTTGGAACCAGACTCGGATAATCAGAAACAACCTCGACACCTCTCAACTTTTGTAATTTAACTCGGGCACGTTCCTCATCAAATTCCGCAACTCTTTCATTAAACTCTCCCATATCATCAATATGTGACATTTTATCTTCCTTTTTATTAGATATTTGTATTTTACAAGAATACTCGTTCAAATTCAACCGAAATCATATTTGAATCCAAATAATACCGCCGTTCAATTTCAAGTTGTAAACGAAACCAAGTATCCTCGCTTATGTGATGAACAACGATCTCTTCGTTGGTCTTTTGTTCAACGAGTTGAGCTAACAAAAGTTTCTGGCTTCTTGTTGGTCGTTGCCCAGGTTTTTCAATCATCTTTTCACCTTAATAAAACTGAATCCTTCTTTGGTTACAGTTGTTCATTCGGCTTGATCAAACCTCACATCTGCTTGATCTTCTGTCCACCGTTTACCACAATCAGGACACACAAAATCTACCCAACAAGAATCATCTCTGAATACTGGCTTCATGTATTCTCCCTGCAGATTAACATGAAGACAACATTCTTGTTGAAGGATTTTTGGGTTTTTATAATCTCTATCCAAATCTTTTTTATCAACGCATATCGCTCTGGTATAGTTTTTGTACTCTTCATATTATTCCACCATCTCCCATACTTCGTTTATGCCAATAACTTTGATGCCATCTTTATGAGCTTTTTGTAGTTTCCCACTATTTTCAGAAGGATCTTTTGCTACGACACAAGTTACTTTTTTACTATAAGAATCAGCGACGGAACCTCCCACATCTTCTATTTTTTGTTGGAGCACCTTATCTCGGAAACCCGTAAAGACAAAAATTTGTCCCGATAAATTTCCATCCACTGATTGTTTCTCCTCATATGGTTTTAGAGTAACACAATCAAGAACAGCATAACAAAAATGTTCCCAAGGAACTCTACCAGCTAGAATTCGGTTTGCAGTCTTTTCATCAAAACCTTCAACACTACACACAAATTCCTTATCCCAAAACATCAGTGTCGAACCCTTTGCAGCTTCATATAGTTTTTTCAGTTTCCGAACTCCAACACCTCGTCCAAACTCTCCCGATGCAGCCATCAGCACATATTCTGGAATATTATTAAGTTTTTCACGAAGACCATCATACGCCTTCTTTCCATTTTCTCCGAGAATTGAAATCATCTCCACTCTGGATGCCTTGATAATCTTTACAGGAGTATCAAATCCAGCTTCGAATAACTTAACGATGTTACCTTCTCGAAGAATAGGAGCATCAATCGTCATAAAGAAATCCTTTGCACGCTCGAGAGCGATGTCTGGATGGTCACTGATCAAGTATGTATCTACAGATGTTTCTGTCCATTGCCACTCACCGAAGGTAGACAATTTTGCGTTAAACCAGTCATTATATTTCTCATTGTGAGAAGGTTCGATTACTTCTGTTATAAAAGGTATAACGTCTCCAGCTCTCGTAATACGGACCTTCGCACCCGGACCAATCCGATTCTCAAAAATAAACTTTGTATTAAAACCAGTGGCGAATGTAATCGTTACTCCCATCAAACCAACAGGTTCAATTTCAACTCGAGGCTTCAAGTAACCAGTTTTGCTGACGTTCCAATGAACATTAACGACATTCACAATCGCCATATTATCTTCTGAAGCAATCTTGTACTTCCGAGCATATTCGGGATTCAGGGTTTCTTTGGAAGGATTAATCTTTTTACGAAGGTCTGCATCATTAATTTCAAGAACAATCCCATCAATATCATATTGTGTATGCTCACGCCGATCTGTAAGGATATCGATTAAAGAATTATCATTTAAACGCCCACCATCATATATTTTCGCTTTGACAGTACTAAAACCATTCCGCTTTAGAAGTTCAAGTTGTTCATCTTTTGACATGAATGCTGGATCAACGAGTTCATATGCAATGAAATCAAGATACTGGTACAACGATTCGGGGTTGGTAGACGAATTCATCATACCAGCAACAGCATTTCGGGCGTTCTTGTAGGGTTCACCACTTCGTGATTTAATACGCAAATCACAAACTTTTTTGAAATTTTCTTCGGAAATGATTATTTCACCACGAACAGCAATGATGTTTGAACTGCTCACAGTGTTGGGAACAGAAGCAAACTTACGGAGATGTCGAGAAATATCTGCTCCCTCAAAACCATCTCCACGTGAATATGCAATTTGAAACTGTTTGTGGTTGTACAAAACAAGAGCGCTTACACCATCCAATTTGTCACTGATTATAATTTTCTCTGTGTGTAGTTTATATTTATCAACCCATTTTTCAACATCACCTTCATAAGATTGAGTCAAACTACCCATTTTGTACGGCAGTTTAATTTTTCCACCGCGAACTTTACTACCAATTCCAACGAAATACTCATCCGAAGAATTGAGTCTTTCAGCAATACGTTTCAGTGTATCGTATTGTTCATCAGTGAGGAAACTTTCTTGATCGTTAAAATACAGGTCATCTGCACATGTTAGTGCATTTATAATGTCTTCTCCATCAGCATCCTCAATATCATAATCCAACTCAAACACATCTCGAGCAAATATTTTAGCTTGGGTAAGTCCTAATTTTGTTGACATTTAATTATCCTAGTGAGTAAGTGTGGTAATAATACCCCAAATTTATTCTGAAGGCAACTTATAATTAATTACTTTATTAAACTTATCTGCTCCATGAGTTGTTACGTTATGAATAACTTTCCAACATTTTGTCCCCAACAGAACAATTTCTTGATTAGGGTGAATTGTTGGATTGTTTCTATAACAAGGTTCAAGTTTTCGTCCAATTATTTGTCCGTTTTCCACTGACACCACTTTTCGTAATCCATGGCCGTCTCATGTTCCGTTCATCTTAACAATCATCCCAGGCTTCACGTTTTCCATTGCCCACAAATATTGTTGTTCAGATTTCTTTGCTTTTAACTCTCAATGTGATAATCGTCACTATTAAACCACGCCTTAACCTTCTCATTCAAAAGTGTTTTAATTTTAGATGAAAAGTCACATTTAACGAAATCTAGTGGTGGGAGGTTGGTAATCGAATCCAATACCAACTGTTGTTCTTTGTTTATTTTATTAACCACGTTTTGCTTCTTCGTTAACTTGTTCCCAAATCTTATTAATATCGCATGGGACTATTACAACATTTCCTGGAACACCATCTAACACTTTACAAGCTAATACCCAATTTAGTAACTTACTTTTTTCTACTGTGTCATCAGGAACTTTTATATCGAGTTTGTGTATTAGATTGTATTCAATATCATTATAAAAAAACCGTCGAGCAAACAAAGTCTCATTAGCCATGCTGTCAATAAATGAACCAAAACCATTCCCTCCAACCATAATGTTCTCCTTTATTTTAAATATTGATTAATGTAATCACGATCTTGTGAAAAAATGGGGATTTCGTAATCCGGAATCCACCTAGCACGACTTACGGTATTCGTAATCATTTCATTCTCTTCTTTACCAAAAACTTTCCGAGGAGTAACAACAACTGAAACGGGTGTTTTAACTACACAGGTTCCACGTTTTTTCCAAGTCTCAATATCATTCCAGTTAACACCTTTTTCCAATATTAACTTATCTTGCATTTCATTGTTCTTTTTTCCCTGGAGTTCTCTGTGGGAAAAGTGATATTGAGCGAGCATGTTAACACTGTTTCTGGAAGCGTCTTGTTGTCTCCACAAAAAGTAATTAACAACTTCTTCCTTCGGAAGATTAAACACCCGTGAATCAAACATTGGAAGTTTGGGATAGTCTTCAATTGTTTCATATTCAGCGTAAACTTTGTTAAATACGAGTGTGGCAATAGACGCAGACAAAGAAACGATTTTCTGAATATTCCCGTCAAACCACTGTTGGGTTTCAGTAGTTTCCCAATCAGTTAACAACAAAGAAATTTCGTCGGATTGTGTATATCCAACTTTTACACCTTGAATTTGATTACATAAAGCTCTTGTTGTTTCAACCATACAGTGATTCATTAAATCACTAAATGGATCATCAATCAAAGTTTCCTTAATAGTTTTTCGTTTTGTAAATGAATGAAATGCTCTACCATCCAGACGAATAATAATAGGGGTTCGTTTCATGAGAAAAAGTTTTGGGATTGATTCATATCCCTTCATTCTATCTCCTAAACTATCAGTTTTACTCATTTTGATTCCAATCCACAAAGGTGTTCCATTTTTTTAACCCATCCCTTGACTTCATCATTATTCCTTCGGGGGTTAAGGAATACTATATTGTCCGTCCCACATGTATTGATTACACGTTCATACCACTTATCAACTTTATCCACTTCTATGGATCCACCAAGAAAAATTGAAAACGTTTCATCCCACGAACATTATTCCAACGGAGTTTCTGGAGTTAATACTTTCATGTAGCAAGCCCAGTTTTGTTTAACCGTTCAACCAACTCTTTTTCCCAATCAGAAAATGTGTATTCCTTCCAATTTCCTTTACAATCAATGATTGTAGCAACCCAAGAATGCCACGAATCTACTGTTTCTGGAAGTTTGATAAAATTAGAACTTTGAGATTTGCGTTCAAATTCAGCAGTTACGTAAATTTTTTCAGGAAGCACAATTCCAATACTCGTCATTGTTCCATTCAATGACTGTTCGTCTTCATAAAATGCTGCGTATGGATAAGGGTTGTTAATATCATCAACAAAAGACCACAATTCAAGCAGGTCAGCGTTATTTCCACCGTTCATACACATGAACGTTTTGTGGTTTTCAGCCCAATCATAAAGAATTTTTACTGCGGAGGAGCGGTGATATTTAACAAACAACTCAACGGCAACGTGGCCAGGTTGAATTCCTTGTTGAATCGGCCGAAGCATCCAGTTTGTAAAACTGTAAAATCTCATTTAATTACCTTTTTCCATAATGATTTTTAAAACGTTGACGATCTTCATCAGATAAACCACGTCCTTACCAATCCAAGATTCCAAGCCGTTTATCAATCGTCCATTGTTCTTCATAATTAATAACGTTCATCATACACTCACCTTTGCTTTGATAGTTGGGAGGGGGTCATAATCATTTATCACGAAGTCATCGTATCTGAAATCGTCAATATTGTCAACAGCACGAGCGAACTCAAGTGTTGGGGAAGCACGAGGAGTTCTGGTAAGTTGTTCTTTAACCTGCTCAATGTGGTTGTTGTAGACATGAACATCTCCCCCGTCCCAAATAAATTCACCTGGAGCCATTTCAACAACTTCACACAACATTCTTGTTATAATACTATACTGAACGATATTAAAAGGAACACCTAGGAATGTATCACAACTGCGTTGGTGCATCACACAACTTAGAGAACGAGTTGGCACATTGTGATTATTAAGCATGTCGTTAACCATGTTCCAAGACATACTGTCAAGATTGTATTCCCCGAAAGTAAATTGAAACCATTTGAGTCGTTCGGGTTGTGTCATTTCAGTTGAAAAGAATTGAAACGTGAAGTGGCACGGTGGAAGTCTCATTTGATCAATCTCTCCAACGTTCCAAGCACTAACCATAATTCGGCGATCGTCGGGGTTAGTTTTCAGTTTACGAACAACATCAGCGATTTGATCGACATACAACTGATGTCTAAATACATATCCTTCACGAGGTTCAATCCGTTCAAACTTCCAATCACGAGTTTGAGAATTGGGAGAATTGTTTAATGCAGTCGAAATTATCTGACTGTGCTTAATTCCAACCTGTTTTGCGAACCACCTTGGAACAGTAAAATCATAACAATCACCAGTCTGTTTGTTTGTTGCAATATATTTGCAACCATCAAGTTTTGGAAGAACCTGATTATATTTTTTAGGGAGAAATATACAGGTGAATTTACTGTATGAAGAAGAACCAAAATAATCTTTATCGAGATCGTATGCTGATGGATTTGCTGCCCACTTTGAAAAATAAGGTAAGTCATGAATGTCCCGAAGAAAGTTTGAAAAACATCTCCAGGATTTATCAACAAAAACACCCCTGTGGCCGTACAAATAATATTCTGGAAGAGACGGATCAAAGCAACGTCTCATCATGTTATACCAAAGATTATATGCTTGGTTTCGAATCGGTGTATATTCTCTATATTCCCCCAAACATCCCTCACTAAAAACACTAATTCTATATGGATCTCGGATGTTTATTTGTTTTGTTCGTAATACTGGACGTAACACTCTCTTAATAGTAGACGTTTGTTCAAATTGAATCACATACGTACTGTTCTTATCACCTGGTTTGCACTCTTTATTGACTACTGTAAACCAATCACCAAACCGTGTTTGTAGTTTTTTCCCAACGAAATCGTCGTCTGTTATTTCAGGGTTCAATTTTTCATTCACAGGGGGAATGAACGGTTCATTGATTCCTCCAGAACGCTTTTTAATTTCAACAACAGATGATAACCAATCATCCTTTTCCCAGTGTCTCCACTGGTATCCATACACCTTATTCAGATGTCCTTCAGGAGTGCACCATTCATTCCAAATTCGAATTCC